ATGACGCCGGCACATCGAGATCGCTATACGCATGTAATTTCCGTGGATTGCTTCGCCGCGCCATGCCCGGCCTTGCCGCGCCATGCCCGGCCTTGCCGCGCCATGCCCGGCCTTGCCGGGCTTAGCCTAGCCTAGCTCGGCCCTGCCATGCACGGCATAGAAACTTATAAAGTCCAGAATAAAGCCCGATGCACCGCTATGCGCCTAGAAAAACCAGCATATCTGATTAACCTATAATAATAAAAAAAGCGCTTGCAGGCCGGCAGGCGAGGCAGGAGGAGCTTGGCAATGTCACGCTCCTCCTCCGGTACGCCCCATTTAATCAGTTTCGCCGCGAGGCGGGAAGCACCAGCGCGGACCGGTCGCATTGCCGCAATCCGCAGACAATACGCCATGATGCCACTCAGTCTTCTCGTTTGCGGAGTCGAAGACGCAGAGATCGACACAAGCCGGACCGGAGATTTTGGTGATGATGGCCGGCACCCAGGGATCACCCGGAGTGCCGGCGAAATGAACGATGCGACCGATGGTCGGGTACATCAGTCGAGGACCTTGCTGAGGTCGGAATTGAGCTTGACCTTCAGCGTGGCCATGATCTTGTCTTCGTCGAGTTCGTCGACGACGCGCGTGCCGAAGCCACCGACTGTTGATGCGCCGGTGTCGAAGATCACCTCTTCGTCGTAGAAGGTGTGAACGTACTCGGCACCGATGAAAACGTTGTGAGTGAGCGCAACTTCGATACCGCCACCGACAGAGACGCCATCGAAATCAACCGATTTCGATCCACTGTCCTCGCCGACAATGGCGCTGAACTTATAATCGGTCTGGGTGTAGGCGGCGAGCGCATAGACCATGGTGCGCGGCGTGGCGAGGAAACCGATGCGAGCGCCGAGCGACCATTCATCGCCCTTCTCGACCTTGAAGGAGGCGAAATCTGCGATGCTCCCCTCGCTCTCCATGCTGGCAAAATCATAGCTGCCGAAGACGCCTGCCACGAAGCGGCCCATCTGGTAATCGGCACCGATCTGCGCGCCACCGATGATGCCGCGGCTGTTCAGCCCATCGAGGTGGGCGACATTGCGTGAAGAGGCCGCGACTTCCGCGTGGTCATCCTCATCCCAATTGGTGCCGTTGCCATGCGGGACTGGATCATGCGTGCTGTATGGCCCAGTTAAGCCACCATCAGCAAACCCATTGCAGCTTCCATCCTCCTGACGATTATCTACATGCCCCTCGGTCTTTATGGAATCTTCGCTACCAAGCCACGGATTATCAGCAAAAAGAGGAGCGTGAGGATTAACCCCATCACCGTCTACATCCCAACAGTAATCACCGTTGTACTGCTGCACCGTCAGATCATGATTGGCGTTGCCGTAACCGAGCCGTCCGCCAATGTAGAAGCCGGTCCACGAGATGGCGCGCTCCTGCTGCACCTCTGGCTCAGGCAGACGGCCCTGCCGCTCGACCGGGTCCTTCAACCCGCCACGCTGGTTCAGGTCGCCGGCATATGCGCCGCCCGTCAGTGCCGTGCTCAGCGCCAGGGCGATCAAAAATTTGGTCACGGGTGTTCTCCGTTCGTGTTGCGATGGGGCTGATCTGAAACGACCAGCTCTGCACACGCAAGGAAACTCCGACATTCCGTCTGCCGTTGGAAACCTCACTGTGGCAAAAAAGCAATCGGCCGATGGGGGAGGAGGAGGCCACCGGCCGATCGCAACGAAGCGCCCAGGTCCCACCGGTCGCTAAGAGGATACAACGAGCTTCGGCTTCGGCAGCGGATCGATCTCGACCGTGTAGGCCGAAACGAAGCGCGGCGAGCGCGGGATCGACAGGCCGAGCGGCGCAATCTTCGGACGCATCTGCGAGATCTTCACCTGGATCAGATTGTAGGGCCGCATCTCAACCTCGCCAGAAGCCCATCGCGGCGGATCATCGCCCCAGCCGACATAAGCCAGCCGCTCATAGCCGACCTGTCGTGGCCAAGCATCTAGCAGCTCCTTCAGCATCACAATCTCGGCCCGGCGCAGGAAAGCGTGCAACCCGCAGCGGGTCACCACCATCCGGTCCATGTCGAGGAAGATCTGCTCCGGCAATTCAGCCTTGCGCCCGCAGGTCGGGCAGCAATCGGCCGGCGGTTGGCGGCGCCGTGTCCGGTATGACTGTGTCATAGCCGCCACAGCAAAAAACCGCCGCCTTCATGGGGCGACGGCTTTCCGGTACGCAAAACAAACCAAAATTCAGGCACAGTTCTCACAATCGAGGATTTGTGTATCATCCTGTTGATCCCTTGTCAACAGCCAATCTTCACTTGCCGAAAAAAATCTTCTTCAGCAACCAGATGAAGAAACCTTGGCGTTTCTGTGGCTTTGCTGCCACATGATCTTTCCGGTTACGCATCGAGTTCAGATGCATGTTCAGCGACGACACCGAGTTGAAGCGCTTGGAGCACATCGGGCAGATGAAAACACGCGGCGCGCTCATTTCGGCACCAGGATCAGATCAAGTGGGATTTCTACTTCTTCCGGCTTGTAGACATGATCGTCACCATGGAAGCGGACGCCATAACGATGACGCCCGAAATGATCATCGATCCAGTCCGCCGCGCGAGCGACACGCTCCACCGGATGCCAGGAGACGCGAGTAAAATTACTCATTTCCACACCATCGCTTTCAGCCCCTTTGAGAGGCTTTCCCCGGCGCTGTAGAAGGTCAGCCGCAGCTCCTCCTCGGTCGGAGTCTTCTCGAAGATCGTCGGCGAGATCCTGGTCTCCAGCCCGAGCTGCTTCGGAATCATGCTGATAACCGTGCCCTCGCGGCCATCCTCGACGCTGACCAGGATGGCGATCGCAACGAACTTACGGGTGTCTTCAGGCGGCGGCGCTGCCATTATGCTGCTCCTCTTTCTCAAACATCGCCCCAACGATCAGGCTGATCATGTTGTCGCCACACCTCGATTTATATCCGCGCGGCCGGTGAATCACGATACCGAGCGGAGCCAACAATCTGCGGAGGTAATAAATGTGAACACCGATCGCTGCCAGTGGAAATTCCGGCTCCTGATGCGGCCTCCAGATCGCCGAGATCATGTCGTCATTCGATAACATCATCTCACTTGCCTCGAACAGCCGCTTGAAGATCAGAAACTGAGTTGTCGAGAGCTTCACCGCCATATTGCCACGGATGACCTGCAAGGTGCTGCCGCTGTAGCGCACCTCGTCGCCGCCCGGCATCTCATGGCCGCAGCATGGGCACCGCATCACTTCCTCCGCTTGAATCCCAGCTCGGCCCTGGCGTGCCAAGCGATGATGCGCAGCGCCGCCACGACGGCACCCATAGCCCGCTGCTCGCCCTCATAGCCGGATAGCTCCTGGCCTATCTCCTTGACGCTGCGCGCCCGCCGGGGCGGGGCGCCGCGCGCTGAATTGATCTCGATGCCGATATCCTCCAGCACCAGCTCCCGGACCAGGGGCCGCAGCTCAGCCGGCATCCTGTCCATGACGCTGTGGAACTGCTCATGAGCATCGCGGCTGACCGCCGACAGGTGCTCGTAGCCGCCGGCCGAGCCGTCGATGCGCGGCTCGAAAGATTGGGTCAGGCCGCGCGAGGTCATGCCGATCATCGCCACCTCGTACAGCCGCTCCAGCACGATCATCAGCTCCGGCCCCAGCGCCCTGGCGAACTTCTGCGGCACGTCGAGAACGCGGCTGTTGAAAGGCGGCGCCAGCGCCTTGGCAATGCCGGCAGCATGGACGGCGCGCTCTGGGGTCGGCTCGCCAGATAGGGCCTCAGGAGCCCGACGTTGGCCGCTGGCGGCTGGAACTGGAACTGGAACTGGAACACCCCGGCTAGGCCTTTCGCCCGTCAGCGCGGCTAGAATCCGTTTCTGGCGCACAAGCAGACGATGATGCTTGACCATCTCTGATTTCGCCAGCAGCTTCGCCATACACCCGCCCCCTCCATCGGCCGCGCTCAAACGCCACCGGCACCCCGACGGCGCTCATGACCACCTTGCCGCCGCGCGCCTCGATGGCTGCCCTCGTCATTGCCGCCTTCTCGCCATCGGTTACGCTGAATTTCGCCAAAGTCTGCTCGGCTGTCGAGAGCGAACCGCGCGAGGTTTTGTATCGGCGATCCCATAGTTGCGGATCGGCATCAGTCTTGCGGCGCTCACGCAGATCACGCTTGCGTTTCAAATTGGCCTCGTACAGCGCATCGCCGACGAGCTGACGGTGCCGCATTGCCCGCCAGTCAGGCACCATGATCGAGACCGTTCGCCCTGGCTTTGGATCTGCCAGCCAGATGACAGCCGGCGTTTGCCACCTTCCCATGCGCTCGACCAGCACGAACGGACGACCCGTTCCGGTAGAAACTCTCCAATTGCCCGAGGGCAATCTCTCGATGCAGGTTACGACGTATTTTTGCACTATCGGCCTTCCTTTCCGCGCGGCCATAGCGATCGGTGGCCAGATCGGAATGCTCCTGACACAGAAATGTGAAACTGCCCTTGTCGATGTCGACAACATAGACCCTGCCCGGCGCCTTGCCGCAGCCCGGCACCCGACAGGCATCCCGATCGATATAGCCTCGCCGGATCTGCCGGTTGATGGCGTTCTGCATCATGTGGCGGCGATAGGCATCGGTGCCGCGCATCAGCGAGCGCATATAGGCGTTCTTATCGGCGCGGCAGGATTTGCAATATTGCTGCGCGCCCTCTTTCGGCTGCTCGCGGCAGCGCACACACAGCTTCGAGCACCTCTCGCAATAGCGCTTGCGCTTCCGAGTGTCGCCGAAGCACAAAATGCAAATACCGTAGGCCATTACCGTCTCAGTCCTCGTTTGATCCCAGACCGCGCCGTCTTTGTCGCCTCGGCGCGGTCGAGCCCGACCCGCATCCCGGCATTGAGCATGTCGGTGAACGCCTCCAGCTCGCCGATCTCGCCTCGGCGCACCGCCTCGCCGGCACGCATCGAGGCCCAGTGCAGACACGAATTGCGCTCGCCGGGCGGGGCATTCTCCATCCAAATCACCAGCGCCTCGATATCGCCAGCTTCCCGCCGTTCAGTGTAGAAGGGGGTTTCCTCTCGAGGTCGCAATTTGTCGAGAGCCCATCCGGGGAGCTTGGGCAGATCGGAGCCGAGCGGTCGGACGTGCCAGGAATAATTCCGTCCGTTGTCCAGCCGAGAAGGAGGCGCGACGACATACCCGCCCGTTGTTCGAATATCGATGCCCTTGGCAAGAAGGGATTTGGAGTTCTTGGGACCAGCGCTGTAGGAATAGTAGAGGTGCCACCCACCCGACGGGGTGCGGACCGAAACAGTTGGCGGAAGCTTGAGGCCGCGTGCGCGAAGGTCAGCAATCGACTTGAGCCCATCATTGCCCGCGTCAATGTCAACCACCAGTAAATTCGACCGGTCGCCGCAAGCGACGCCGATATTCGCGAGCGGATATTTCGCTGCCCAGTCACAGATTATCTCCTCATCATCGGTGGCGTCGAGGCATCCCCGGCCACCATCCTTTTTTGGAATTGCCGGTTCTTTCCGGCCCGGCGCACAAGGGAACACCAGCCAGCCGAAGGAGCACAGATCAAATGCTGCTTCGAGGAAGTCCATCAATCACTCGATTGACCTGCTAACCAATCCTTCAGCAAGGAATAATTAAGATCTCCGTCTCTCAAACAGATCGCATCATCATTTTTCATCGTCACTACAATAGATTTATATTCATCAATGGCAGCATGGGATATCTCCGACCTTCTTAGGTAGAAGGTTTTAAGTTCAAATTTCCCTAATTCTTTTCCTGTTACCTTGATAAAATCACTCATTTCCATTTCTTTCTTGCTTCCACGCTCCATGCCTCATCGTAATGAAGCGTATTAGATTTCGGATCGAAAGTGAACGCCATAGTATCGGTGTACCCCATGCGGCGCTTGAGTAACGTCGGCGCTCCGTCATGGTCAAAGGCTAGCTTATTTTCGAGTTTAACCTTATCTTGCCGCACCACCATATGGCTCGCCGGGCTCCATTGCTTCGTCCGCACCACGCAGAACCCACGATGAGCCTTGTTACCAAATTGAGATGTACCGAATGCATTCGCCAATCTGAATGGCTTGAACTCATCGCTTTGGGAAATGAACTCAGCAGAAACATGAGTGGTGATCAAGATGATGATTTTCAACTTGTTCGCTAATATCGCCCCATCCGTAAGAACACGTATCACATAATCTGCCTGCGTCTGCTGAGAATGCTTTCGATGATCGAACTCATTCCATGGATCGAGCACAAAGAACTTAATTCCGAAACGCTTCGCCTCATATTCGATCCTCTCGAAATGCTTCGAAATCTCCCTCTCAGAATCATCTTCGGGAATGGTAATTCTGAACCTACTGGTGAAATCTCCCTTACGATGCGCCGGCACGATCGTCGAATCTCGGTAGAGCTTCAGCCCATCCCTGATCTCCTCAGCCTGATCCTCCCAGCATGTCAGCGACGCCCATTGATCGTTTCTGCAAACAAAATCCTGAGCCAGGACCTGACAAAAAAGCGATTTGCCGTGCCCGGCAGGACCTGCAACGATCACCAACTCCGGCAGACGCCAGTTCACCCGCTTGCCAAGCCCGTCAATGCCACAGATGAGGTATTTATCTTCAGGAGTATCGGGCAAATCATCCGCCCAACGATACCCCTCCCACATAAAATCACGGACTTTATCGCCATCCTGCCAACTGAGCTTTTCTGCCGGCACCCCTAACTCGCGAGCCTCTTTCATCCGATCCCGCGCCTTCGGCCCGGTAAATATCAGCTCGCTGGCCTGATCCACTTGGCTGGGGGTTACGTTGCCCCACTCGGCGTCGCCAATGAACATTTTGGTCACGCCGGCATCTCCTCGAAAAAGCGATTGTAAGCATCGTCGGCCTGCTTGCGGGGCACGGCCTCCTCGGCCACCTGCTCAAATAGCCGATATTTGAGATAGCGTTCTGCATCCTTTGCCGGTCGACCTCGGCCATCGAAATCCCTAGCACAATCCGCCATGTAGGCGTCGATCTGCCTCAGGGCTGCGTCACGATCAACAGCGGAAAGTCTTCCGAACTGCGTCGCCGCCTTCTCCTTGGTGCCCGGAGAGCGATTGGTAGCCAAACTCCAAGCCGACCAAAATGCACTAAACTCAGGACTGTACTCCTTACGCCTTGCAACCTTCGGTTCGCGGCGGGCGGAACTTGATTTGTCGGCACCAGGGGGTGATTGCGGCGAATCGGACGATTGGGAAGATCCGGCACCAGTAGCTTGCTCTGCGAGGATTTCATCGACGGTCTTCCAGTCGTCATCCGGCTGGCACTTCGCCTCCGAAGTGCGAGAGTCTGAACCTTCTCTTGAAGGTGAAGACTCACTACTATCAGTTCTATGGTTACAGTTAGCAGTGCTTTTGCTCTGCATATGCAGAGGATCGTCGTTGATTTTATTGGACTTTTTAGCTGCGTCTGATTCTTTTTTTGTACCCACACCTAGTGTCATTTTTTGATGCTTTGCCTTGGCTGCATCAACGCGCTTCGCCCGCACGTCGAAGATGTGCGACAGCTCTTTCAGCAACCTTGGGATGAGGATAGTGTCGCCGACGATCCGGAAGAATCTGAGCAGTGCCGGCTTGATCTTCAGCCATGCTGCCTTGGTGGTGCCGAGGATGGTCGCAAGCTGCTTGTCGTCGTTCGGCAGGGTGCCGCCTCGTGTGAAGGCGATCAGCTCGAACTTACTCAGCGCGCCGATCTGCGCCAGCGTCAATCCGGCCAGCTCACGGAGCTGGGAATCAACGTGCACCGGCATTATCGGCGTAGAATTCTTGGAGAATTGAAAATCGGGCTTGCGGTCAGCCGCAGGGGTGGCTATATTCATAGCGGGAATTCCACGGTTAGAGTTTAGGGGGAGCTGGCGTCAACCGGCTCCCCGTTTGCGTTGAGAAGCCTATCTGATCGGGCGATCAGATGTCCAGAATTTTGCTTGCAAGAGTGCCGTCATTGGATTATTCTCCTTCGTGCATCATTTGGAATGTCAGTTGTAACGCGTAGGCCCCTGGCACGCTCCCGTGCGCCAGGGGTTTTCTTTATCCAATCTCGGCCGCTAGCTCCGACAGGTCGACCCCCGCCCGATCGGCCATATCTACCAGCTTCGCGAACTGCTTCGGCGAGATTTTCCATTTCAGCTCGCGCATCGATTTCAGGAAGCCCTGCTCCCATTCGCTGAGCTCGATGGCGTCCTCGATCTGGTCGATCGACCAGTTCAGGATCGCCTGCATCTTCGAGGCGAATTTGCGGGTGCCGTCATTGTCCTTGTCCGGCGAGTGCATCTTCACCTCGGGATCGGCCTGCTTGAACGCCCGCCATGCCGCCAGCACCTCTCCCTCGGCTGTCGTCAACTTCATTTGTAGGCTGGCGATCTGGTCCTTCAGGCGGCGAATCTCGCAACTGTTGCTGGCAATGGTCTGGTGGGCCATGCGGAGCTGACCCTCCAGGATCGAGACCCGCGCTGCGTCGCCATTCCAGCGCTGCTGGGGCGCCTGGACGGTGCCGGCACCACTCACGGTTTCCGACCATGTCAGGCCGTTCTCTTTGAGAAGGCGCGTGGCCAGAGCGGCAGCGTTTGAACGCTCGCCCTCACCATCGCTGCCCAACATTCCGATTAATTTGGAAAATTTCGCTCCCGCCGGGGAGGCGAGGAAGGTCTTGACCTTGCTCATGACAGGGATTCGTTGAGTTGAGTTGAGTGGAACGGAGCCGAGATGAGGCGAGCCGAGACGAGATGAATCGAGCCGAGCAGAGGTGAGAGGAGCCGAGGTGATGAAGATTTTGCTTGCATGACGCGCTCTCTGTAGTTACACAGAAAGCGGACGTTGCTTTCTGCGTCTGCATCCTGCACCTTGGTCGGAGCACAGGATGCTGAAGTTTCAAGGCCCCCAACTCTCGGGGGCCTTTCTCGTTTAGGCCATCTCGCAATCCGAAGTCAAGTATCTTACCGTTGCTCTCTTGCAACCATGCCCCGGTGCCGGCCGTGATAGGTTGACCGTCTGAGGGCATTGGCAATGCTATTCGTTTGGACGGTTATCTGCGTCATCCCGAGCGCCTGGGTGAATGCTGAAGCACAATGGCGCCTGGGCGCTGGCTGGAGCTGGATCGTCGCCGTCATCGGCTTCGCCGTTCTAGCCTCGGTGTTCACCACGGCCAGCATCCGCAGCTTCCAGCGTTGGAATGTTGTGGCCGGCACCCTCTGGGGCACTATTGCCGCGATCTTCATTACCATGAACGCCATTATCGCGCTGTCCGGAGTGTCCGGCATCCGGGAGGCGGCGTCCGATCGCCGGGCATTCTTGCAGCAGCAGGACGCCAGCCGAAAGGATCTGGAGAAGCGTCTCGTGGAGCTGAGAGCGCTAGCCAAGGATGCTTCGACACCCGACATGATCCGGGCCGAAATGCGCCGGCTGAAGGGCAAGCGCTGGGATCAGGCCAATGAGAGGCTTGCAACTGCACGTAGCATTGCCGAGTTGCAATCACAACTCGATGGCTGGTCGGCTACAACCGAGCCGGTGCCGGCCTCAACCGATCCGGGTATCGACAATCTAATCGTTCTGGTTGTAGCTCTGTTCAACGTCAAGTTGAATGAACGATTCATGGGCGCATTACTCAGCGCTGCCTGGGCACTGCTCTTGGAGCTGGGGGCCGATCTGGGTCCGGCGGCGATCACTTCGCTGACTCGCCGCAACCTGCCGCAACCTGCCGCCAAACCTGCCAAAACCTGCCAAAGTGAGAGCCAGCAACGAATCCAACCTGCCGCCAACCTGCCGGTGATCATGGAATGTTCTGATGGGCTCCGACACGTTCGCGACTGGGTTTCCGGCAGGTGTGAGACGGGTTTGGCAGGTACGACCGAGCTGGCGGCAGACTACAACCGATGGGCGAACGCTCATGGAGAGAAGGCGATGACCATTACGGCAATGGGAATTGCCCTTCGCAACCTAGGATATAGTAAGGAGCCCAGCGGAAAGAAGCGATGGATTGGGTTGCGACCCAAATCAATGAAACTGGAAGTTGTCGGCTAGCGACATCCCTTGACATTCATGTCAGTCTTACATAAATAGGCGTCGTACGACACGGATCCACATAAAAATGCCATACATTAGCAGTCCAGAAAATTTGGCCATTCTCTCCAATCTGGCCTCGGTCTTGCGCGAGGTTAAAATTGGCGAGCTGCTCCCAAAATCACGTCTCGACAACTTATTGTCGGGTAAGATGCACTTGCTCAATCGGGCGCGTCGGCTTGTTGAGGAAGAGCAGGGTTGCATTTTTGCAACAATCGTTGGCCATGGCATCAAGAAACTTGATCCGGCCGATGCCAATCTGGTTGGTCAGCGGGCGCGGCAAAAAGCGCGCCGCGGCCTTGGCCGCGCGCAGACCCAAATCGTTGGTGTCGTTCGGACAAACGAAGGTCTTATGCTGGCGCAGGACAAGGTAAAATTAACGCAAGAATTAAATAGACTGGGACTGGCGATTGAGTTCTGTCAAGAATAAACGTCTCGTCTCGGCTCCACTCAACTCGCCTCGGCTCCACTCAACTCGCCTCTGCTCTGCTCACCTCCTCTCAACTCAACGTCTAGGAAACTCAAATGAAATCGTCCGTCGCGCAAGTAAACATACTTGGACTTGGCATCTACAGCCAGTCTCGCGCCCATGAGGCGCCAAAGAAAAATGGAGAAAGTCATGAAGACTACGACAAAAGAACTTGGAAAGAGCATCTGCACACCAAAGATGGCATAGTCATTATTCCAGAGACCGCAATTATACAGTGTATTCACTCCGGCGTCCGTTATCTTGGCGAGAAGAAAAAGGGCATGGCCACATGGACCAAGCACTTCGAAGGCGGCATCGCCATGTTTGAACCAGCAATCACCAACATTCAGGTCAAGGATGTGACCTACGAGGATATCTATTCGAATGCCGATGGCGTCAGGGGTTCTGGCAAGCGTGTGTATCGGCGGTTCCCGATCATGGCGCCATGGTCGGCGAAGTTTTCAGTGACCGTGCTTGACCCTGAGATCACCGAAGATGTTTTCGTTCGCCATCTAGAGGTTGCTGGTAAATATCGCGGCATCGGCCGTTGGCGACCGGAGAAGGGTGGTCAGAACGGTAGATTCGCTATCGAAAGTATTAAATGGGAAGATAATCGCGAGTTGATCGAAATCGCGAGAAAGTAACGGCTCCCCTCAACTCCGCTCTGCTCCCCTCGTCTCAGCTCTCCTCGACTCAACTCAACGAGTATATTATGATGATTTCTTCTCAACTCGGCTCCTCTCTTCTCCGCTCAACTCGCCTCGGCTCGCCTCGGCTCGACGCAGCTCAGCTCAACTCAACTTCTATTTTAATTTCAATTTTTTAAAGCGACCAATGGCACTGCTGTGCATTCCAAAGGTAACGGAAGTGGCTTGTTGGTTTCCGAGTACATTAAAATCGAAACCGTCGTGCAAAGGTTCTGATTCCCTCCATAGACGAACATGAGTAACGCACCCATGATATTTAGGAACCCAGCAGACTTTGTCGAACCCCTTGACGAACTTCGAATTGTCACCGGCAAGTATTCCGAACTCCACCATCATGTCTTCGATTGGTTTGATGAAGTTGGATACATCGGCAAGAACAGATCGCTCACCGAAGAACATCGACAATACTACAGGAGATTCGTAACGCTTTGGTTTTTGGATCATCAGCTCTTGTCTGGCCTGCCGACGCCATTGTTCATATTCTTCTGTCGGAATGCGTCCGCCCCGCCGATCGCCAGGGACGGAGTTGCGGAACAAGCAGTTCACGCTCGGAGGGTTCGGCAGCCAGAAGCGCTGTTCCTGAGCAGTGGCCTTGAGCATTACGGATACCCTTGACGGTTAACCAAAAAGTGATATATAGCCTATGGCAACAATAAGGCAAGTTCGATGATGATTAATCTTCCACCTAGAACAGAACAGCTTTGCGGCCCGCGTCGGGAGGACGAAGGCGTGTTTGACTATGTTCGTCGGGCCTGGGAAGCCGAGTTCGAAGATGCCCTTGGCAAGATCACCGATGTAAATGTGCGGAATGCGCTTTTTGCACTCAAAAATCTATATGGCAGGCGGTAGGTATGGACCTGACCGAGATCGGCCTTCGATACCTAACCGCGAGTGCAGTGCAACAATGGAGCGTGTGCCCTGCAACGTGGGTGCTCGGATCTCTGTTCGGGAAGCGGGACTTCAAGGTGCCAGCGGTTGCCCGCCACATGGCGGTGCGCGATGCGCTCCGGGCCTGTCTGCACCATCAGGACGACAAAGCCGGCGATGACGTGCTGATCCGCACGTACACGAATAGGTTGATTGAGTGGGGGATTGACCCGGCTTCTGAAGCCGCACGTTCCGACGAGGATACCCTTTTACCCCTGCTGGACGGTTGCGTCAAGGAATTTCAACAGGTCGGCTGCTTTAAAATGCCGCTGGCGTTCCGCATCGCCTCCTCACTTCTGGTTGCCGGCATCGAGACGCCTCTCCTTTCGGTTGCGGACTTTGTGTTCGAGCACACCCAAGTCAAGGTGAAGACCGGCAAGCGGCTGCCGTCGAAGATCGAGCCGCGCGACATGGCTGCGCTGGCGCTCGATGCCCGTGTGCGGGCGCAACATCCGATCATCATCTATGTCACCCCGAAGAAGTCGGCGGTCTACGAGCCGACCGGCGCCGAGCTGAAGGAGGCGCTGGACCAGCTCTGTTTCGAGGCGATGAGCCTAGAGACCATGCTGCTGACGGCGCAAAGTCCCGGCCATGCGCTGGCGATGCTGCCAATGAATGGCGACCACTTCATGTGGAAGCCGCAACTGAAAGTAGAAGCACTGAAGATTATCAACCAATGGAGAACAAGCTGTGGGACTCTTTGCACCGAAATCCGAGAACTTCGAGAAGGCGCCGGCCGGATCACACATCGCGATCTGCTACCGGATGCTCGATCTTGGGACGCAGAAGGTGACGTGGAATGGTGAGACCAAGCAGCAGCACAAGATCATGCTCGGTTTCGAGCTGATCAACGAGCTGATGGAGGATGGCCGCCCCTTCACCGTCAACAACCGCTACACCCTGTCTGGTTTCGCCAACTCCCAGCTCCGCAAGGCCATGGAGGGCTGGCGGGCCAAGGCTTACACCGATGACGAGTTCGCCGAGGTCGACTTTACCAGGGTCGTCGGGGTGCCGGCCATGCTCACTCTGACCGAGAGCAAAGACGAAAAGTACACCAACATCACCGCGATCTCGAAGCTGCCGTCCGGCACCCCGCTAAAGCCGCTGGTCAATCCGAAGCAGATTCTGATCCTGTCGACCGAGGAGTTCGACAAGGCGATGTTCGACAGCCTGTCGGACGGGCTGAAGAAGATCATCGAGGCGTCGCCTGAGTATCAGGCCATTCAAGCGGGCACCCCCATCACCAAGCCGCTCAATGAGCTGCATGGGGACGAGTTGCCGCCCTTTTGAGTGGCTGCTCGCAACTGCGAAGCGATGGGGCGTTGAATGATCTGCCACAAATGCAGGGTTGCGCAGGCCGTCGTCGATGGTGAGTGCCTGACCTGCCGGCACCGCTGCTCGCGCTGCAGGGAGCGCACGCACGCCAAGGGGCATCGCTGGTGCTACGAGTGCCGGCGGGAGAACGACCGCCGACTCTACCATAAGAAGCATCCGGAGGCGCGTTACAATCGACCTCGGGCAAATACGTAATGTTTTTCGTGGAACCACAAACAGCGAGGCTGTTATGAAAAATTTCCTCTATTTTTGGGAAGATCTGCATCCGGTGATCAAGGCCCTGATCTGGGCAATCGTCCTGATCATCCTCTGGATCATCGCCATGGCCTATCTGGGCTACGGTGAGCCGGCTAAGGCTGATCCGCGCGACACCTGCGAGGTGCAGCGCACTTTGGCCCAGAAAGGCCTCTATGACGGCGAGATCGACTGCATCTATGGGCCCGGCACCAGGGAGGCCGTAGCGCGGTTCCAGCGCCTAGTAGGGCTGCCAGATGACGGTCTGGTGGGGTCAGACACTCTGGAGGCGCTGTTCGGCCGCCATGAGCGGCCTGAGACGCCAGCGGCGGATGAGTACAAGCCAGAGCGCAACCGTCGTGACTACGACCGCCCCAGCGACCGCGCCGAGCTTGGCCAATGCGGCGAGCTGATCGCGGTGAAGGGCGGCATCAAAACGACGACGTGGTGGGCAACCAGGGCTGCAATCGCAGCTTGGCGCACCCAGGTCAGCGATCGTTATGGAAACAAATACGTTAATTGGGACAAAGCTCAGGAGAAGGCTGTCGATTGCGAGCCGGCCTGTGCCAATTGCACGGTCAGATTCGAATGCAGCGCGCGTGGGATGCCATGTCGATGATGGAGGTCCATGGTGTGCGAAGGACCGGTGACGACAATGATAAAGCGGTGACGGTTAACGATGGCTATATCAAGGTCGGAATTTGTATTGAAGGGCCATACGGTAAGACTGCTGTCTACATGGACCCCGAAGAAGCCCGCTTCATCGCCGCCGCTTTGATCGCCTCGGCCGACCGCGTGGAGAAAGCCGATGAGCCAGTCACAGAATGAGATCATGGAGGCAACGAAGAAAGCCCTCGCCTCCATCCATCGACACATGGAGGCCGTCAAGGCCGAGGGCGGAGACCCCGTCGCCGGCTCCATCGACTGTCCCGTGTGCGGTGCCGGAAACTTGCAGTGGCTCGTGCGGGGCAAGTCCTTCATGTACCACTGCACCAGCACAAGCTGCGTTTATGGAAGCTTCGACGGATGACACCTGAGCAGGAAGATGAAGCAAATTGGTTTGCTGGAGCTGGTGATCTGACCAAACGGCTTGATATCGCTATTTCACAGATTTTGGGGCGCAAAGTCCCCTGGGCCTTGGCCATCTGGCCGCATCCGAACAAGACGCTACTTGGCTGCAACGCATCAGAAGCCGAGATCCGAGAGGGGTTTCAAGGTGTTATCGACAAATTCGACACCATGCGATTCGAAATTAAGAAATGAAGGAAGTATTTCTCAGTAATCGCAATGGCGCTCTCGTTCCAGTGAACGATGAAGGGTATGATGTACTGAGTAAATATCCGAAAGATGCTGTGCTGAGGGTGAAGATCACCCAGGAAAGATCTGCGCCTCACAATCGGTTCTTCTTCGCGTTTCTTCGCGAGGTTTGGGAGAACTGGCCCGAAGACCACAAAATCCGTCCGCCAGATGCGGAGTGGCTGCGAGCGTGGCTCTTAGTCAAGGCTGGGGTGAAAGAGAGCGCCACCATAGCCTGGGAGGCCGTGGGCGCCAGCAATCCGATGATCATGATCGGGATGCTGAAGCGGATCACCGGGATGCTGACCGGCAAGCCAGTGTGGTTCGCGATCGACACCCATGATGGTCTGATCGAGGTGATGTGGGCGAAATCTATTGCCTTCAGCAAAATGGACGAGGAGGAGTTCAGGGAAACTACGAGCCGGGTCTTCGATGTGATTTATGAAGAGACAGGGCTCGATGTCGAGGAGCATTATCGGATTTATCTGCAAAACAATCCGAAGCTGAAGGTCGAGCCGAAAAGGAGCGTCCGCGGTGCCGGATAAGGAGGAACGCAAATGGATCATCCCAGAGGAGCGCGACCGGCTAACCAAGAAGCAGATCAAGGAGCTTTTTCTGAGACAGGACGGCTCGTGCCCGGAGTGTGGCCAGCCGTTGCAGGTCAAGGGTTTTCTGCCGGTCCAGTTCATCGACGAGCATGTCATATCCCTGAGCATCGGGGGGTCGAACGATCTGGCAAACCGGGCACTGTATTGCAAGCCCTGCGCCAAAGATAAGACCAGCCGTGAGGCGACTGAGCGCGCCAAGGGCGAACGCGCCTTCGAAAAGCAGGTTCTTGGAATTAAATCGAAAAAGAAAAATGGATTTCGTGGCCATCGTAAGTTCGACGGCACGATCGTATGGAGAAAATAAATGGCAAATGCCAAACTGAAAGTTGTGAAAGGGGAATTCGGGCATCGGGATCTGGGGAAGCTGGTGTCGATCCGGCCGATGGAGAAGTCGCCAGAGCAGCTTCCGGCACTCTATGCGCCGCCGAAGCGGGTAATGAGAGTGCCGAATCAAATCCAGATCGACCCCGAGTTTCAGCGTACCATTACCGAGCGTGGCAAGCGCCTGATCTGGGAAATGGTGCATAAATGGGATTGGTCGGCCTTCATGCCGCCAGCGATCTATTTCGATCAGGCGCGCAGCGTAGAGATCGCCTATGATGGCCAGCACACGCTGATCGCCGCCGAGACCCGCGGTGACATCACCCAGATCCCATGCGACCTACATGAGAGCCTGGAGAGTGCCAAGCAGGCGGCTGTGGCGTTCGGCGTGCGCAACTATCGGCGCATTCCGCCGACCACCTTTCAGCGTTTCAAGACGGCGTTGGTGGCCCAGGAGCCGTGGGCTGTCGAGTTAATGGAGATCGCAAGGAATGTCGGCTTCCAGATCGCGCTCAATCCCGGCGTTGGTTTGCCTGACGACGTGCTGTCGATCGCCACGATGCGCTACCTGCTGGAGAAGCACGGCTCCCTGGCGCTGACCAGGATCATGAAGATCCTGACCGGGGTCGCCATCGCGCCGATCCGCAATGTGCATTTAAAGGCGATGGAGATGCTGATGTTCGATCCGCCCTATGCCAAGCTGGTCAATCTCAACAACATGCGCTCAGTGCTGCGCGGCCTCAATAACAACCTCGTGATGAAGGAGATGAGTGGCGAAGCCATCGCTCGCGGCATGATGCAACATCATGTGCTGGCCAACATCTATCTGCGCGAATATCAGGGCGTGCACGGGGTGCGGCGATGACCTGGAGCTACAGATTTGTCCATGAGCGAGTGGAGAATGGCGACGGCTTCGAGGAAGGTGTCCATCTCGCCAAGGTCTATTGGGTGGATGGTAAGGAGGGGGTGAAGGCGTATGGCTGGGTGCAGGCCCGATTCGTTAAAAGTACGGCTGATGAGGTCGCAGCAACGGTCGAGAAGGCGATTAACGATGCTCGCGCCTATCCGCCAGTCCAATCTTGGGAGATCGGGCACGATGAAGGTTAAATTTCACCTGACGATTGGGTTTGCCGGCGCAGACCACGAAGACGAAGTTGAGTTGCCGGATGAGTTCACCGACGAACAGATCGAAGAAGAATTGAGAGATTGGGCTCACAATTACATAGAATATAGCTTTGAGAAAATCCAATGAGCATAGTGATGCTGTGCATCTACGTCGCTATCGTGTCCTGGATCTTGTCCAAGCACTATCATGCCAGGGTGTGGGGGGAGGATATTCTAGAGCGGGTCGAGCGCAAATGCGGTTCGCTCTATGTCCGCAGCAATGGGGAATTGCTGCATGAAGATCAGGAGATGACGCCGAAGTTTCGACCCTTAGCGCCATCCCTGACGGAGATGATCCAGGCCCAGCATCGTCGCTCGGTCTGGAACTTGCGGGAACCTGCCATTCGTTGGCGAGTTCCGAGCAGTCGATTCGTTCAGATCGACTTCACTGGAGGCCGCCAGCCAAGATCTCGGTGACGGCCTTCTTCTTGGCGGGCTCGGGTTTGCGCTCGGGCTCGACCTCGACTTCCTTGGCGCGGCAGCGCTTCAGCCCCATCCAAAGGCGCTGGCCCGCCGCGTTCTTCTTCAGCTCGGCGATGCGGAACTTCTTCGCCGTCTTGATGGCGGTGTCGCCCTTCGCCACCGGGGTCGTATGGGTGAAGTCGTCCCAGGAGGCGAAGGCTTGCGGCGGCGGGCAGTAGTCGGCAAAGCTGACCGGCTTAGGGGCGACCTTTTCGGGCGGCGGCAGCGTTGAGCAGCTTGATATCGTCATCAGACCAACTGCACTCAGCAAGGCCGGCCAGCTTGCGCTTGATTTCCTGTTCCTCGAAATGCGCCGTGAGTTCGGCGATCTGCTGTTCAGCATTGAGTTTTGCCTCTCTTGTCAGCTCCAGAATGCCCTCTTTGATCTGCGCCGCCTCATCCCGTTCGGCGACGGCCTTCTGCCAGGGCTGCACCGCGACGGCGACCGCCTGACGCTCGCTCCACCACGCCTTCACATCGGAGGCGATGGAGGTGAAGGTGAAAACCCCGATCATCGCCAGGATGATCATCGGGTTGCCCATGACCCATGAAAGAATTGCGCCCATTATCCGATCTTCCTTGCATAGTGCGCCTGCACACGGCGGTATAACGTTATAACGCCGAAGATCAGTGCGCCGGCACCGACCGCAATCAGCAGCTTGTCGACGCCGATGGCGAGGATCTTGCTAGCAAGCCCGAGGCCCTGCTCGGAGAGCTTGATGGCGCCCTCGATGTCGGTCAGCGTTGGGGGAGCCACGGGCGTTGGAGGTACAGTGGCGACTGTTGCGTTGGCTCCTGCGACAGCGGTTGCTGTGGCGCCGATGACGATCTGAGCGAGGGCCGATTTCGCCGTCGCGGAATTTGCGATAACCTGAGTAACTGGTGTCGCAGGCGGGGCCTTCGGAGCGGCAGTAGCCAGAGCACGACGGGTCTCGGCCCCGACCTTACCGTCCACGGGCAGGCCCAGACGAAATTGCGCGGCGCGAACCGCGTCCCGCGTTTCAATGCCAAAATCGCCATCAGCATGGACATGGAAGCCGAGGGCAGTAAGCTGAACCTGCAACGCCTTGATGTCACTGCCTTTTTCTCCCATCTCCAGCACATCGTCATCCGGATAGACGAAGCCGGCGGCTTTCTCCTCGCCGGACTCGTCATAGGCGGCTTCCAGCTTCTGGTCATAATTGTTCTTGGCGTAGTCCTGGCCATTATAGGCGCGGGCGATCATCTTCCATTTGCGTTGCCGGCACGCATCCTTCAGTCCGGAACCGACGATGAAATCGCCCATCGCCAGGAGCTGTGCATCCTCGCCGTCGGCGAAGGCGCGCACCATGGCGCCGGGCGAGGCGAATTTGCAGACCGTGAAATTGAAGCCCATGATCTGCGGTGAGCCGAACGAGGTCGACCAGAATGCCGCTTCTTCGCCAAATTCGAATGCGACCTTGTCGACCCAAGCCCAGGCGACGTTGCCGGCTTTGATCGCATCGTACTCATAGGCGACCAGCTTTGGCTGCTTGAGCAGACCGAGCTTGGCGGCCTTCTTCTTGTCGGCCGCATTGAGCAGCGGACAGACAGCGAGCTTGTGTGCTTCTGGGCGCACCACCAGACGCCCGGATGGATCGAAAGCCATCTCGCGGGTTTCGGTGCGCAGGATTGCATCGATCACGGCCGGCTCGCAGCCGACCTTCTCAGCCACACGCCCGATGATGCCATCGGTGCGCGGGCTCGCCTTGCCGATAATCGCCATGGAGTTCCCCTTTATGAATCGCCCGACAATATCATGCCGATCGGCCACGGGCTGTGCCCGGCAGGACACAACTCAGGCATACTGCCAGGAGATTGTGGCCAATACCGCTGAATTGGCCGACGGACCGAGTGGGCCATTGTGAACAGCCTGTACCGTGCGCCCTGTCTGAACGCCCAAGCCATCGCGAGAGGCGCCGGAGGCAACAACGGCCCAGTCGCCACCGTCAGGCGTCTCGTTCGTATCGTAATTTTCACTGATGGTGGCTGACCATGTCACTCTGCCATCGAGGTTGGCAGCCATCGTTGCAGCGATCAGGGCTCCGCCTTCCGGGATGTCGATAGAGGCCTCCAGGGTAAGTCCGGTAAGAGAGGTGTCACTGGCTGTGGCGTGTGGAGACGATCCGGTTTCGCCATAGAGCGACCAAACTCCGACAAAGCACATATCCCTGGATGCGGAATGGGTAATGACAATATCAGCAGTTGTCCCGTCCGGAACCACAGCAGAGGCAATGGCCACATCGGTATCGTTTGTGGTGCTTACCGAATTGACATTGACATGAATGGTCGCAGAGACGCCGCCAATGGTGACGCTGCTGATGGAGCTTTCCGAAGTTTGAATGCTGTGAATGGCGACAATAATGCGGCGATCATCCTGCGCCTGCCCGATATCGACATCAGAGAAAGTGTAGACGGTCTGGTTGGTTTCGTCCTTTTGATTGGTGAGGAAGGTGAGACCGCCAGGACGGCGACTTTCGAACAGCGTGCCGGATGGGAAAAGCTGAGGGAAGCTCATGGGTTGGCCTGCGTCGCTTTGAGGATGTATGCGCTGGCGCTGGAGCTGACACAATAAGCCGAGAGGATATACTCCTTAGAGGATGCGCCAACGTCTTCCAGAGCCCCTTGCCCGCCGCGATAGGCGGCAAAGTTCAAGGTGCGGGTGGTGACGCCATCGCCGACCACGCGCAGCGTGCGCCAGGTTCCCTGCTTACCGTTGGTCGGGAGACCGAGAGTGTGGTTGCCGGCAAGGGTAACATGGAAGGAGATGCCAAGGCTCCAGTCCCAGGCGATGGTGGCAGCATCGGTGAGCGAGACCTCAGCGCAGGCGGCATCGAGATCGGCCGGCGTGATGGCCTTGGCGCCCGCCGTGCTGGCGCGGATCTCGGTCGCGTTCGCGGTCGTCAGCACGCCGCTGACGGTGGTGGTCGCCGCCTGCTTCAGGGCTTCGAACGCTGCCGCGGCCGAATCCGCCCCGGTGCCGCCATCGCCGATGGCGACATTGGTGCCGCCGACGACATAGGCGGTGCCGCCGATTGCCGAATCGGCGCTGATGGTGAAGGTGCGGTCGGCATTGCCGATGTCGAGGCCGAGCGTGCGCGCAGCGTTCATGCTGGAGTTGTTCTGCAAGGTCAGCAGGTGCGAGCTGTCGGCATCGCCGATCTTAAGCCCGGTTGAGGTGAATTGCGCCCCGGCCACGGTGCCGGTATCGGAGATCGTGACCGAGGAGTTCTGCGTCAACTTGCCGGTGGTTGAATCGAATCGCACGATGGCATTGTCAGTGGCGCCTGACGGGCCGTTCATATCGCCGGTGCCGGGGCCGGAGGGTCCGATCAGCGAGGTGCCGCCGCCCCACACTCCCGCCGCTTTTGGTCCGTAAATATCGAAACCAGTGGTGTCGATGTAGAAGTCTCCGTCGCTGCCCGTTGCCGGAGAAGGGGCTCCGGTGCCATTGAGGATCTGCGTCCCGGTCGGCCCCTGCTCGCCCTGCTCGCCCTGCGGCCCCTCGATCGAGATCGGCGCGCCCCAGGAGCCATCATCCTTCGGGCCATAGAGCAGCGCATCGTCGGTGTCGAGGTAGAAATCGCCGTCAATGCCGAGATTGGCATCCGGCGTCGCTGTGCCGGATCTGAGCAGGTTGACATTGGTGAATTGCAAGCGGAGATCGTCATCCCATTGCCAAAAGCCTCTAGCAACCGGGGTCGGCACCACAGCCGTTGTGCGGTACTGGGCAATGCCGGCGTCGAGACGAAAGGCGCGCTCTACCTCCTCGGCCACCTCCTGCCCCAGCCGGGTCAGCTTATCGAGCGCCGCCTCCAACGTTTCCAACGACAGGGCGCCGCCGAACTCCATATCGAGGGTCTGGGTGCGCTCCTCGCGCCGGATCATCATCAAGGTCCAGCCGGTGGTCAGCGCATTCATTAGCGTGACCGACCCCGCAACCGTGCCGCCGGCGCCGGAGATCGTATAATCGGTCGCCTCGACCAGGGTTGACGGCGCGAACGGAAAATCCTCATCATCTGGATCGTAAATTCGCACGGTGATATCGTTGTTTTCCTTGAACAGAATCGGGCTGGAATCTCGCACATCAGTCAGTGCGAACGGGCCGGATGAACCGGAGCCGGTATACAGAGCAATGACGCCGAGAGCAGATTGGGTCATGGGTTTAACCGATCAGTTGGTGTAGGGCGGCAAATCGCCGGTATCAAGGTTGGAGCTGTCCATGTTCGTGCCGGTGAAATCGAGACCGTTCGGAGAAACATCGTCACCGAGAATGCCCGTGGACCCGTCGAGCGAAAACCCATAAGTTCCGTAAAAGCCGGCATATTTTTTCCTGGTCCAGGTGCCGGCATTGTCGAAGCCAAACGATGACGCGGCAAGCGCCTGGCCGTCGACAAAATCGACGAAGGCGATCTTGAACGAGGCTGCGGCAAATACTGTCGGATGACTGCCTACCGCGAGAACTCTGCCATTAGCTAGTATATCGCAGGCTTCCGAAGCCCCGATGGGGGCACCTGCTGTATCATTTACTACAGAGCCATCCCGCTCAAAAATCGCCCGATTATCGACCGTTCCATTTGCGCTATCATAGCGGAAGACGTAATGATGCCATGCACTATCGTTGCTGAAGCCGTTGCTGTCTGAATTCTCCGAGCCTGTGCTGGAACCGGCCACGACATTATTATAGGCGAGAATGGCATTGCTTGACGGTCCCGCCCCAAGGAATCGTGTAAAATTCGATCCATCGGCTCGCGCGACAATCATATGCAAAATATTCGTCGAGGTTAATGCGCCTTTCGCCCATATCGAGATGGTAAAGGCAATCGTACTTGGCGAGGTAGTCGCATTCGTCCTGCTTAGTACTTCATCGGTGCCATTGAACACCATTGAAGCTGGGGCATAGGATGCAAATCGATAAGGATTGATGATAATATTAGTCATGGCCCTATGTCCCGATCAGAACGACCTTGAGGCCTTTAGCAGTGCCGTCACCCACCTGATCAACATCGATGGTGATCTCGGCGTTGTCGGCAAGCGAGCTGTCGGAAATCACCACGGTCGTCGCAGCCGTGGTCGAGATTTCCTCGCCATTATCGATGGTTAGCTTGGTGGAGAGGATGCTCGTGCCGCTCTCATTGATGTCGACGGTGAAGATGTTGCCGGAAGTTTGCGCCGTGGTCAGCGACCCCCGTACAGCCGACAGCGTCATGGCGAACGGCATCCGGAAGGTGACCTTGTTGGTCCCGGCAGTAATGGGAGTGGTTTCATCAGAGCAGGCAATGACGAAGGATTTGCTCGACGCCGCTCCCGTTGCGCCGGTCGCCCCGGTAGCTCCTGTTGCTCCCGTAGCCCCTGTCGCTCCGGTTGCCCCTGTTGCCCCTGTTGCTCCTGTGGCGCCTGTCGCCCCTGTCGCCCCTGTAGCGCCTGTCGCCCCTGTAGCGCCTGTAGCGCCTGTAGCGCCTGTGGCGCCTGTAGGGCCTGTCGCTCCAGTTGCACCAGTCGCTCCGGTTGCCCCCGTCGCCCCCGTCGCGCCAGTTGCGCCCGTGGCCCCTGTAGCCCCGGTCGGGCCGACGAAGGCAGCATCGGAGCCGGTCGCCCCGGTGGCACCGGTTGCCCCGGTTCCCCCGGTCGGGCCAGTAGCACCAGTTGGCCCCGTCGGGCCGGTTGGACCTGTGGCGCCAATCGGGCCAGCCGGACCAATCAGGGAGATCGACAGCTCCCATTCGCCGGTCGCCTTGACGTAAAGATCGGCAGTCAGAGTGTCGAGATAGATGTCGCCATTGTTGCCAAGATCATCGCCCGGCACCCCCTCGCCGCTCAGCAGAATGGTGATGGTAGCGAACTCGATGTCGAGATCGTCGTTCCAGCGCCAGACCTTGCCAGCCTCCGGGGTCGGAACGTAGCTGTGCGCCTTGTTTGCGACATCGGCGGTCGAGAACCGGAACGAGCGGTCGGCCTGCTCGCGCATCTCCTGGAGCTGGCGGGTGTGCTTGTCGAGCACGGCTTCGAGCTGGTCGAGCGACAGGGCGCCGCCGAACTCCATATCCAGCGTCTGGGTCAGCGGCTCACGGCGCAGCACCGTTAGCACCAGACCGGAGGTCAGATTGGCGCTGAGAGTGATCGAGCCGGCAACGGTGCCGCCCGCGCCCGCCAGCGTATAGCCGACGCCGAGCGTCAGGGTCGTCGGGTTGAGAATGTCGTCGGGGTCGAAGACACGCACCAGTAGGTCGCTGTCGTCTTCGAAAAGGATCGGGTTGGCGTCCAGATCCACGAGCGAAAATGGCCCTGGCGAGCCAGAGCCGGTGTAAACAGCAACCGCGCCGAGGGCCGAATGGGTCATCTCAGGTATCCTAGAACGGGTTCAACAGCTTTCCGAGGTCTTCCGTAGATAAATCCTCGACTCTGTAGTTGTTGCTTGGGGGTAGGGCAAATGTTTGATTGAGGTTCTTCTTGACGTTTTCTTCCATTCTTTTTAAGGAACCCGGTTTCAAATACTCCTGCATCCGGTAGAGGAACATGTAATCGAGCGCCATCCTGGTGTAAAACAGATTGATGAACGGCGCATTATTCTTCAGCGACATGAACATCGAGAAGGCATTGACATCGCCGGACTTGGCCTTCTCGAATAGTGAATCGAGCCGGGTGCCGGAGTAAAGGTCCTCGACCACCCCTGCGGTCGGACCGAGGAAGCTGGATAGCGCCGAATGGCCAAAGCGGTCGCGAGCATTGCCGAACAGGAAATCGCCATAGAGGCCGGCACCACCACCCTGAACAAAGGAAGCGATGAATAGTTTGGCGGCGTCCTGGGCATCTTCGGGGGATTCGAGCCGCCGGCCGGAGAAATAGGCTTTCAGGTAGAGCGCGGTAAAGCCGAGGAAGGTCGAATAGACCATGAACTGCGCCATCTTGCCCATGCCGGTCTTATTGACGTTGCGGGCAAGGCCGGTGTCGCCATAGCCGAACAGCTCGCGGCCATAGACTTTCTCCAGGATCGCCAGCGGGAAGCCCTTAAACTGAAAGAAAGAGCGCGCCGCCTCCGAGGCAAAGGAGCCGGGCACGATGCCGATATTGGCACCGCGCATCCGCATCGTGGTCCGCGGCCCTGGCGTGACCACGGCATAGTCGGAACGGGCAGCGAAGATGTCGCGGAACTTTGTCTGGATCAGATCGCGTCGTGAAGCGATGGCCCGGTCGGTGGCCTTGACGCCTTCCTTCTCCAGAAGGCTGGCGATCTCGACATCGGTGATGCGCTTGGCGCCTTTTGGCGAGAAATATTCCTTGCCCTCGACCGCATCGACCGAGCGCGAGCGCATCAGATCCCATTCATCCGATGTAATGTCGAACAAGGTCATGATCCGCTGGGCGCCGGCATCCAGCTCGCGGAGTGACAGTTTTGACATCATGCCGAAGCGGTGCGACATCGCCATGGCATTGGCCATTCGCAGCGTGTCGGTCCACCACATCAGGCCGTTATATTTAAAGAACAGATGTTGCCCTCGCGCCGCCCAGCCGGAGAGCGCATCCTGCGCCGAGAAGCGCGACCATGTCGCGGAGCGGATGACATCGATGGCGACGCCTAGCTCTGAGGCAAGCCGCATCCGCTCGGCCCGCACCATACCTCTGGAGCCGCGGCCCATGAACACGCCGTCGAGCTGGGTTTTCCACGCCTCGGTCGCGGTCATGCCCTGATATTGCAGCTCGGACGCCGCCACCGCGGTGTCGGTGATGGAGGAGATGGCGGCGCTGCCAAGCTTGGAGACTGTTTGGATGAGACGCCCCATGCGCAGGGCATAGGAGAACGGCGATAATCCAGGCATGTTGGCCTCGCCGGTCAGCTCGTCGAAATAGGCATCGAGAAAGCGCTCCGTCTCTCTCCATTTCCCCGCATCGCGCGCCATGACGGTCTGCGGCATCAGCAGTTGCACCGCGGTCTTCAGCTTGGTGTGGGTGGCAGCCGGGTTCGGCCCCATCCGCTGCATCAAGGCGACATTATGCGCCCCGGTCTCCAGCCCCAGGCTGACGCGCTCCAGTAGCGTGCCGCCTCGGCCGAACAGCTTGTCATATTGGTATCGTGACTTGCCGTCCTTGAAATGCAGCAGGCGCGGCGCACTGAGCCGGTTGGCCAGCGAGCCATCGGCGATGAAGCCGGTCGATGTGGTGGTGCCGGCCTGCAAATGCTCTCCAGTAGCGATATTCTGCCAGAAATGCCGCAGCCATTTCTCCGGATCGGCGTGACTGCCGAAGGTCTTCACCTGGTCGAGCAGCGGCATCACGAAATCGCGCCAAGCCCTGTAATTTCCTTCCTCATTATATTTAAAAGTCGGACGAAGCTTATTCACCTTGCCGAGGACTTTCATGGCGTCCCGGACTTTGAGCATGTCGTGATTCTGGTGGGTGATATAGTCGGCGAGCCGCTTGATGTAGGCGCCGGCATGATTGGCGGCGATCCGGTACATCTCCTGATATTTGTAGATGATAGCGGCAAGACTGCGCGCGTCCTTGTCGACACCTTCCATATTCGGATTGTCTTTGTACATCTCATCGAGCGCGACATAGCTGTCCTCGTCGAGGTCGCCGGTGCGGTAGAGGTCGCCCTTGCCGTCGCGCTCAATATCGGCATCGAGACCGTTGCGCCAGTCGCGCGCCAGTCCCTTCTGATCGGCATCGACTGAGCGCTGCGCGCCGCGCCGCAGCTCATTGGAGCCGACATAGGAGGCCGCCAACCCGTCTTGCGGCCGGTCGCCCCAGGCGCTCTGAATGCGCCCCAGCTCATCGGAGAACGCCTTGTTGCCGAGCCAGACGCTGCGACGCTTGAGTTGATTGAGAGTTGCGGCCTCCTCGCTCATTTCCTTCAGCGCGGCATTTACTGCCTCATCGGCGGTCATGCCGCCGCGCTCGGCGCGAATCTGTCGGGCTCTGGCCATCAGCTTCTCGGCCAGCTCCTCAAGCTCGCTGTCGCTGAGCTTTTCCTGGCTGATCATCTGGCGTATTTTTGCCATACACCGATGAAATTGGACGGAACGAGGGCCTCTTGCCATCGGAATGCCTTTGACTATGGAAAGGGGGATTGGGTATGAAGAGAGTGTCTAGGGGACGCAACTGACGGTTACCCCCCATACCGTCAGCCCGATGACGGCATACCCTTCAAGTGACCTCTCTAGTACCCACGAGACCCGATCCCAGTCGCGCATAGCTGGGGTCGGGTTTTGCTCATTCTAGAGATGATAAGCCGCACAGGGACTCATATGGGTGAGCGCCGTTTCTACTGCCTTGGCTACCGATTCACTGTCGTCATGAGCGAGTGCCCGCATATCGTCATTGATGAAGGCGGCGAATTCATTGCCCGCCTGCCGATTGACGCTCAGCGGATTATCGATACCAACCCGATCGAGGCCCCATTCCTGATAGCGACGGGCAAAACTGCCGTCTTCAATCGCGCGATAGATCTGCTCCAGGCTCGGCTTTTCCTGGAGGCCGCGCGCCCGCCGGCCAATGTTGGTGAAGGCTTGGCGAAGATCCTCTATAAAGTCCTTGACCCGGCCCCAAAGCCGGCCGATGGCGGTCTCACGCTCGCTGCCGCGCTTCTCGGACCAGCGGCCGAAATCGATCGCCGCCCATTCTTCGGCGAGCTTGTCGTCGATGAAGTGTCGGTCTAGACCCGGATGCAGGTCCATCCTCTCCGCCCGCATCCGCATATATGGCTCGTAGCGAGCCATGCTACCCTTTTTCAGGCCGCCAGCCTCGGCCGCCGCTTCCCTGACGATGCGCCATTCCAGCTTCGAGAACAGCCCCAGCGCCCGCATCGAGTGGAAGATCTCGTGGTTGACGACATTGACTGCATCCGGCACCCCGCGCAACACTTGGATCAGAGCGCCGCGAATGCCACTCGGCATGGTGTAGGCAAACATACCACCACGGGCCGGCCCGAACCCCTCGATCTCCATCCGGTCGATTACCTCGATCCGCACCGCAGCCGGCACCCGCTTCAGCCCATCGGTGACAGCGCGCTGAATGGCGAGCGAGGATTGCAGGTCACGCTCGAAGCGCTCGGCCTCGGTCAGGCCATCGACTTGACCCCAGCCGCGCGGAACCTCACCGGCTGCCTCGCCATGCATTTTCTTCAGTACATCGGCACGTTCGGTCGCTGTCACCGGCTCGCCATTCTTATGGGTGATGGTCACAAGGCTGTCGTCGAAGATGACGATATGGCCATCCTGGTATTCCACGCCCTTAACGCCATTGGCCAACAGAGATGTTGAAATATCCCTATCGGACACCCCAGAATTATCCCTTAGATCGCCCCATGCCGCGAAAAGTTCCCCGACATCTAACGCCTTCTCAAAGCGGTTTAATTCCCGCCTCTTTAATCCGGAAGCTTCCAGGGCCGCCAGCATCGGCTGGTCGCTGAAAGGCTTCCACCATTGCACTATCTGGCCTGGATCAACATCAATTTCCACTTCATAAAGCTTGTCACCGTACTGAACCGTGTCCTGTGCATTGCGCATGAAATGCAGCCCTTGAGGGTACGTTAAGCTCTGGTTGGCATAATCAATGGACAATCGGTCGATATCGTATGGCGAACTATGGAAGGCGCGCAGTGCCATCGCCTCGCCGTCATCGAACTTCGCATCCGGGCGTGGTGGCCGGCGCTCGCGCGGTACCCGGACATAGACGCCATTATCTTTCAGCTTGATCCAGCCCAGGTTCTCAGCCTCATCGAGCAGCAGGTAAGCCTGATTGGGATCGATGCCCAGCTCCTTGGCGAGCTGTGCCGAGCCTTTCAGCGGCTTGCCGCCTTCGAGAAGATCGTAGAACGCGGTCCGCACGGCACCCTCGGGCGTCTCGACCGTTCTCGGCCGCTCCGGCACCGCCAGCACATCCTTCAGCGCCTCGGCCTCCCGATTGGCGATGTTGACCTCGCGCGCGGCTGAACGCACCCATTGCGTGATGACGTTGGCTTCCGGGCGCGGATCAAGCTCTGTAAGGCGGGCGGCGTCGTCGACCATGTCTCTAAGGGTATCGCCGGCACCCTCCAGATCCCGCGCCAGGATCTCGCTCTGGAGCATGTCGGCTTTCTTCACCAGTCGCTCGGCGATCACCTTGGCCTTGCCAAGGAAGGCGCCGCGCTTCAGCAGCGAAGCACCATCGTCTTTGAGCGCATCCATCCGGTCGGCAGCGCTTGCCCAGCCGGAGGATTTGGCGAAGTCGGAGAGGGTCGAGGGAACGGGCTTGGCTGCCGGCAATTCCGGCTTGGGTTCCGCCGCCTTGGCCTCGACCGACTTCATATAGCTGTCGATGATCTGCTCTTTACTGCGACCTTTGGCGGCAACACCCTCGGCCTTGGCCTTGGCCCTGATCTCCGGCACCTTCATGCCTTCGAGCTGGGTGCGCAGCTCGGACGGCGCGACCGGCTCCGGCGTCGGCTGAGCGATCTTCGCCACATCGGCCTTGAACTGTTCGAAGATCTGGTCGACCTTCGCACTTACGGCAGGGGCTGCTCCAGCGCGCTCCTCAGCAGCCGGTCGAGCTGGCGCTTCCGCGCCTCGACGCGCGCCTCCGAGATCAGCGACTGGCCGAGATTGATCTGGTGCTGGTTGCGATGCTTCTTGCCTTCCGACACCATCGCTTCCCCCACGGTTTTCATCAGCAGTGGCGAGGACCTCTTCATCTGCCTCACGGGCAAATCTCCTTTCGGCTGTATCAATGACATCGGCAATAGATGTGCTATCTTCGAGAAAACCGCCAGTGCGTTTCTCTCGCGCTGCATCGACAATCGATTGCAGCATCTGAGCGATGCGCAGGGACGAATTCGCGCGTGTCAATTGAGGATTGTAGAATTGCCGGATCAATCTGTCGACAACGGGATCAATCGGATTGAGGGCGTCGATCTGGGCCAGCGCATTGGCGATCTTCGTGCCCTCCTGTCGTGCCTTCTCCACGAAATGGATCGCCTCCATCATCTGGGAGGTGATATCCATGTCCTCGCGAACCAGCCCCTGAGCGATTTCGCTACGGAGCTTCATAAACGATGGGGCGACATCACGATAGCCATTGGCGATCGATTTTGTATTTATGTCGGCACTCTCCAACATCAAGCTGAGCCCGCCGGTATCGTCATAAGCCGCTGCGAGGACGGCGGCGTTGAGCCGGTCCAGTCCTGGCTTGGTCAGGACGCCGTTTTTCGACATGTCACCGCGTTCTTGAGCCGTGACTACTTTCGACATAAACGCCCGGAGGAAGGGCTGATTTTCCTTCTTGGAGAAATCGCCACCTTGATAAAGACCCATCACCTCCGGACCAGCGATATCTGCGTCACGCTGAGCTTTTTCAGTCACGCTCATTTCCGCGATGCGGGAGCGATTCGCACGCTCGGCAAAACGGACCAGCTCGTCATGGCTGAGTTTGTCCGTAATCAGGGAAACGAGAATGGGGGATCGATAGCCGTCGGCCGCAGGCCCAATGCGCTCTCGATAGGCTTGAGCCTTGAAGCCAAGCGCTTCGTTTGTGTAGACCTGACGCAGCGACTGCACCCGCCCATTCCCGGAGATGATGAGGTAGGTTCCATCCCCTCGCTCAACTACGATTGGTGCGCCAGCATCAGCCACGCGGTTCGGCAGAAGCTGTTCGGGATCGAGTTTGTTCGCCCGATTAAGTGCCTCTATTTTTGATTCCTTGCGCGAACGGTCCCTTACCTGGAGGTCGCCTTCGGCGTGGACGAGGTCGCGGAGTTCGACGACCCTGGGCGTGATTGAGACTTCGATGGAGGAATCGGGAGTGATGACCCGTCTGGGGACAGCCCATCCTCCGTAGGAGAGAGTCGTTTCTGGAGCTGGTCGCTCACCTCCTGGTGCCGTTCTCTCACGCTCGATGGCAGGCTCTGCGCCTCCAAGATCCTTGCCGTCTCGGCCAGTAAGAGCCGCTTGTAGCTGAGCTGGAGCAGCAACCCCCGCGCCTCCACCCCCCGCTCCTTCTCCCTGGACGCTTGGAGCAGCTCCATCGCCCTGTCGTAATGCTCGGTTGCGGTCCGCCTCATCGAATTCGTCCCTTTCTACGCTGGAAGCAAGATCGCGGGTTTTCGCATTGGCTTCAAGTGCGTCATGCTCCTCCTTGACGATTGCCGCCTCGCCCTTGACGAGATCCCGCTTGTCATAGAGTTTGAGCGTCTCGACAAATTCTTCAGCCAGCTCGGAAACACTATCTTCGAGATTGAAGGAATCGCCAAATTCATCATCGGCATTTTCCTCGCCGGGCGCCCGCAGCTCGGCGACTTCCGGCGCTGGCGAAGCGGCAGCCTCATCGGCCTTCGCCAGCAGCTCATTGCCCCTGAGCGCCACATTGACCGCGGCATCGATATCATCGCCGACCTGCACCGCCTTGATGGCGCGCTCAAGCGCCTCGCCGCTCAGCTCCAATTTAGAGCGCTTCAGATAGAGCTGAATGTCCTTCGCCGCATTAACACGCGTGACGAGGCCGGTATCCTCGACCTCCTTGATCACGACCTCGGCCGACTTCTCGCCCGTGACCATCTCACCAAGCCTTTTCGGTCCGGCACGCATCAACAGCTCGGCGCCAGAGACCGATTTGCCGGCCTGCCCCTCCTCGGCAATCTGGTTTGCGAGGGAAAACAGGCTCTTGACCTGAGCCTGATGGCCGGAGCGCGCCGCGTCCTCCAGCATGATCTGGCGATCTTCGGCCGGGATCACCTTGTCCATGATCCCGAGATCTTTGACCCGGCCTTCATTGGCTGCAATCAGACTCTCGATTGCGCCGACCTCCTCATCCTTGACCAGCGTTTCGAGCTTCACATCCTTGTCACGATTGACCACCTCGTCAATCTGAGCTGAGGATTTTGGCCCCTCGCCGCCCATGATCGGTTCCGGCTTGTTGGCGACGGAATCGAGCATCGCTCGCGGATCGCTGGCCTGTGGCAGGCGGTCAGGCGCTTCATCCATCAGCTCGGCAATGGCGGCGCGGTGCGCGTTCATGCCATCGACATCGGTCTTGCGGTAACGGTAGCCGCCGGCACGGTCGCCCCTCACATTCTGGACATTGTCGAGCGCTTCCTCGACGGCATGGCGAACGGCGCCAAGTGAGGCGCCCTCCGTCACCAGAATGGTCTTCGAGCCCTCCTCGATCGCGACGCGCTGCTCCGGATGCTCCAGAATGTTGCCCACTCGCTGCCCGAACTCGGCAGGCGGCACCGTCTTCAGCGAGTAGTCGTTCAGCTTCTTGAAACGCTTGGCGAAATAGTCGAACACGCCCTGCGGCGTCGCCGGCTTCTTGGCCGCCTCCAGCAGCCGCTGGGTGCTCATGGTGATGATCGAGGCGGCGCGGCTATCGGTGGCATAGTCGGAGGCGGCCAGATAGGAGCGCAGCTTCACCGTCGCCTGGAACCGCCGGTCCGGGATCGCCAAATCGGCCATCTTCGGCGAGGTCGAGAACAGCTCATCGATCTTCGGCGACTGGTCGCTCTCGACCGCCTTCACCGCCGTGTTCAGGACTTGTGCTTTCTCCTTGTGCGAGAGAGAGTCATGGCGGGCGGCGTTGTCCCCCTCCTGCACCCGTGTCGTCCGGCGGTCCTCGCGCACCCGCGTCGCCCAGCGCTCGCCAGGGTCGAGACGCCGCAAAGTCTCATTCAGGCTTTCGTTGAAACGCCCACGCAGCACGTCATTGACGGCACCCCCCGCCCAGTGCAGGCCGGAGCCGAGCGCCGTGCCCATCACCAGATCCATGAAGGCTTCTTCTGTGCCATAGTGCTGCTGCAGGATGCTGGCTTGATAGGCCGTGATCGGGACGATAGCGGCGGTGCCGACGCCGCCTTCGATGGCGCCCTTCACCAACCGTCCGCCGCCACGACCGAGCTGAGCCACCAAACGAGCGTAGCGCGCCTCACCAACGACCGGAACGAAGCCGACGGCAATGTTGAGCGGGTCGATGGCAGTTGCAGCCAGTCCTGCCAGGAACCCTGTGGCGCTGGCGCCGTAGCTCGGCGAGTTGGATAGGATACGAGCGCGAGAATTTTCCTTTCGTTTCAGGTCGGCGAGATAATCGAACTGGCCCTGCGTTGGCGGCTCGGAGAACCGCAGCCCCATTTCCTCGCCAGCCTTGTTGGCCTCCTCCAGGGTCAGCCGCCTGGCGCGCGGATCATCGGCCGGCAAGCCCAGGGTTTGGAACTCCCTGGTATTACCGAATTCGTCCGTTGTGGTTTCCCGCTCGCTGACGCCAAGGCTGCGCAGTTCGTAAATCCGGCTGAGCTGATCCATCGGATTCAGCTCTTTGGCCTCCTGGAAGGAGGCTGAGGCATAATCGCCAAAGCTCACCGGCGTACGGTCGAGCGAAATCGGTTGGTTCCGGTCCTCATAGGACCAGTCCTGGGGGAGAAATAGGGGCATGGAAATTACCGGCGATATCGTTCGAGGGTTTTCTTTTCGGTCAAGGCAACCGAATTCCGCATTTCTTCAATGGTGTAAAAAAGCGGTGCGATGCCGCCCTCGTCGGAGCTGGTCATGACGCGCTGCCCGGTATTATCGAGAACGAAGAAGCCGGTGCCATCATTGCTGGTGCGAAATTTCGCACTACTTCTCAAAAGGCTTAAATAGCTATTACGTTCGGTGATGTAGTCCTTGGAGCGGTCGACCTTCAGGTTGGAAATGATTCGGCCTTCGTCGCGCTCCAGAAGCGCTTGGTAGGCACCGCGCAATGCCACCCTCAGATCGGTATCGTTTTCTTCAGCCGGAATGATCGCACCGCGATAAACTTCGGCCCGGTCGCCGATCAGGTCTTTATAGGCTTGGCTAATGGCGTCGGACTGCGACTGGCCCTGGGTCATGTAATAGAGCGCCGTCATCTCGACGGCGTTGCGGTAAGCAACGCGCAGATCGTTCGAGGAGAATGTCAACGCCTCGGAGAACGGCGCCACTGTATCAGTGATGTTGCGATCGAAATTCTTGTCGATGCCGGCCCGTTTGCGCAGCGCGCCATGAGCATCGGCATCCTTGCCGGCACCTTCGTTGATCGCTTCCTGGAGGGCGAAAGCCTGCACCAAGGAATCCTGCCCGCGCTCATTGGCCGTTGCCATGGCCTGCAACGCCGTCGGCAGGCCGTTCCTGGCCAGCTCGGTCCAGACCCGGTCGGTATGGGCGCCGTAGACGGAGCGCAAGCTCTTGATGAATTGCTCGCGGGCCGGGCCAGTCTTGTTGCTCTTATAGGCATTGACGATGGTGTTGACCTCGCGCGGGCCAACGATGGCGATATCATTGTCGGCGACGCCCTCGCCGCGCTGAAGATTGATCAGCGTGTTGTAAGCACGCTCGCGGACCTCGGTGCCCTTCTCGCCATCCGGCGCCCCGGCAATCAGCCTGATCGCCTGCCGGCCGCTCTCGGTCTCGCGCGAGACATAGCCAAGCGGATCTTTCTTGATCGCCGTATCGATATCTTGGCTGGCCTTGACCCACAGATTGAACCGGGTCCGCTCCTCACCGGCAAGATCCTCTACATTGCCAGTCGGCACCATGTCGTTGAACCGAAGCTCGCGCTCCCTCTTGGTCATGCTCTTCATCTCGGTTTTGACATCGAAGAGCATTTTGTTTTCTGTCAGGGATTCCTTCCATTCGGAGACGGTCTTCGCCCCGATCAGCGGAGCGGCATCGTCCAGCTCCTGCGGCGTGATAATGTCCTGCGAGCCCTTTGCCGCCAGCGACGCAACGGCCTTGTCCATTCTGGACTTCAATTCAGTTTGCAGGAATGGCGCCAATCCGGCCTTCAGCTTGTTGAAGGCTTCCGGCGGCAGCTTCAGCAACTCGGAGGGCTGAATGGTGCCGGCGACCTTGGGCAGCTTGTCGGGATCGACTGCGGCCGGCACTGTACGCTTCTCGACCAACACCGGCTGGCCGCCGCGCATCGCGCGCAGGACGGCCGCTCCTTCGCTGTGCTCGCGGTCCTTTTGCAGCTCACCATGACCGACAATGCGGCCCTCACCGATCTTGTAAGACTGCTTCAGCGACTGGACCAACTTGGTGGCCGCCGCCACCTGCTCGGGCGTCTCCTTGCCGCCATGAGTGGCGACCAGTGAGATGCCGATCGCGTTCGAGTTCGAAATGTCGCCGCCACCGACGCGCATCAAATTGCGCGGGTCCTTGACGTGATTGGTGCGCTTGTCCATCGGAGCACCCTGATAGACGGTGCCGTCCCGATCGATGTAGAAGTGGTAGCCGAAGGAGCCGCCGCGCGCCCTATCCGTGGTCTGGCCATATTTGATCAGGTTCTCCACCGTGCCCGCGCCGGTGTGGTGCAGCACGATGGCACTGAACGGCTTGGCGTTGCGGGTCGCGCCCTTGCCATAGGTTGCCGTCGCCGAGGATTTGTTGATGATGTCCAGCCCCGGCACTGTGTAGGCGCCCTCGACCGGACCGGTCGACTTCGTCCCATCGGAAACTCCAGATGTTGGCTCGGGGCTGCCCCCGGCTCCATAAAACCGTCCTTGCCGCTCATGCAATGCCTGGGCATACTTATCGGCATCTTCCGCCGTCTTAAAAATGCCGAGATGCTGACCGGTCTTGTCGAAATGCGCGATGGCTTCTTTCTCGGAAAGCTTTTTGCCGTCAACAACAGTCGGGATCAGCACCTCACCGCGATCGGTGCCGATCGACATTGACTCTTCAGTCTTGATCGACCCATCCGGCATACGGAGGACCTTGCGTTTGTCGAGATCGATATTGCCAGGCTCGATCAGTCCTTCTGCTTTTGGCGGCGGCTCATAGGCACGCAGTTCGCGAGTCTCGGTGTCGACAATATCCGGCCTGCCGGCGCCTTCGATCGCCTTCAGCGCCTTGCCGAAATCGCCCGGCTTGTCGATGGCGCGCGTCTTCAGCGATTCATAACCAATGGTCGCGCGGGCCTGCTCGATGCGCTTGGCGGCATCTTCGGCAGTGATTGCCGAGCCGACATAGCCCTTGATCTCCTCCTCATAGGCGCCCAGATATTCTTCGGCACGCTCAGGATTGGAGGATGCGAGCCCGGAGAGGGTGTCTAGCCGTTTGTCCAGCCGGCTGAGCGTCGAGGTCTTGAGGCGGTCCTGCGCAGAATGAGCGGCCCAGCGTCCGGTCTCGTAGGTCCTTTCTGCTGCCCACAGATCATAGCTCGCCCTAGCCGCCGGTGAACCACCGGGCTTCTTCTTCACCTCCTCGATCGAGCTTTTCAGGCCCTGTGGCGCCCGCTCGAAGCCGGTGCCATCCTCGCCGGCATTCAGCTCGGTGTCGCGGCGAATGGCGTCATCGGCCTCCAGCGTCTTGATCTTGGCATCGGCGAGCCACGTTGCGTCTTCCTGTGCCTGCTGTTTCGCGCCAAGACCGGCGAACGCAGCGGCGACCTCGCTCATCGCCCGGTCCATGGCGGCACCCGCGCGACCGATATCGTAGGCCACGGCCGGATTAATCTGGGCCGGAGTCGCCCGCCCATTGATGCGGACCTGACCAAGATTCTCTCGGGTTGGGATCTGGACCATCTTGCAACTTTCAGAAGAATGTCTATATTAAGGCAAAGTGCAATAAGGGGACATGGATGACCATCAACCGGAAGAGTTTCTCCCGGCAGAATTTTACGTGCCGCATCAAGCCTGAGACCCGCACCCTGATTGACGATCTAGCCGCTAAATTCAGCGATGAGGCCGATAGCCACATTGCGCTCGGCACCGTGGTCGACAGGGCGGTGAAAGCGTTAGCCGAAGTTCATTTTGGCGAGGGAGCCGAAGGCGGAGCCAATGCCGCCGAGAAGGCTAGCCCTAGCCTGGGCACGTGAGGACATCGCCCGGATCTTTCCCTCGAACCGCTCGCCCTTGGCTGATTCCTGGAGGCTGCGCTGCTCGTTCTGCGCCGAGGCGATCTCCAGATTCTTGCGGAACTGCCCCTCAGAGACCAGCTCCTGCTCCAAAAGCAGCGGCGAGCCCTGTGAGGTGTCGACGCCCATCTGGGCGAAGCCGGCGCGCACGCGTGCGGACAGGCTCTGGGCCTCTCTCTCTTCGAGCGCACCACGAAGCTGCCCCTCGGCCTGGCGCCGAGAGGCTTCAATTTCCTGTTGACGCGCGTTGAATTCGGCGATCTGCTCCTGAGCCTTGGCTTGAGCATTGAGAGCCGACGCCTGCGCAAATGAGCCGACCAGTCCGACAACGGCACTGATCGCCATCGCAGCCATAGCCATGGAGACACCTATGAGTGAATTATTCTGGTGGACAAAAGACTGGACTGATGAAGAAAAGCGAATTGCCGGCGATCCGCAGAACCGGATCGGCCACATGGTCCGCGCGAAAGAGCGCGTTGATCAATTCGAGCGGCGTATTGACGCTGAAATCGGCATGAATAATGAAGACATATTCGGTCCTATCGTAACCCCTTGAAACCGAAGCGGATTTGGACGTGGCGGCACTATCGCGTTCCACTGGTTGGATCGCTCAGCTCGCTGTTCTATGCCAATTTCGTCTATCACGGGCTGGCGCCGATCCTGGCCAGGACCGCGGACTTCATCGTCGAGCCGTGGATGATCGCGCTGACGGCACAAGGCGCGATGTGGCTCGGAGTTTGGTGCGCTAGACGGATGTGGTTCGACTGATGATCGGCAGCTTGGCGAGCGGAAGGACGTAAATCGGGCCGTTCTCTTCCTCGCCGACCTGGACCCCGTTCATCCATTTGATGAATTTATCGGCCTCAGGGATATTGCTGTCGGCGATGGCGTAGACCTTCTCAATGCCCATGCCGATCAGAATCTGGCAGGTGTCACGAAAGCCGCGTAGCGCCAGCGGCAGATATTTCCGCATGAAAAAGTTGTTGGGCCCGCCATAGAAATAGGCGATGACCACGCATTGGCCTTCGCCGTTCTCGTCGAAATAAACCCCGCCGAAGCCGAGTGGCTTCCCGCTCGCCGAGATCAGCGTCTTGCCAACAGCCCGGCCGGAGAGCGAGGCGGCTTCCTCCGGCGTCATCAGCACATCGAAATGCCAAGGCTCCAGATTGACGATCTGGGCATCAGCGCTCGTTGACCTGGACGTTGGGGATAAGAGCTTTGATGGTTGCAGGGCCTGGGTTAGCCGTCGCGATAATAATGCGGGGGTCCATGTCGGTGGTTCCATTAAACTTCTCATAAGCTTCACCGGAGAAATAGCGCGGCACCCCGAGCAGCGATTCCGGCGTCGACACCACCAGCCGCTTCAGCTTGCCAGGAGTGTCGCCAAACAAAACGGTATCAGCAGTACGGTCGAGCACCAGCCCCATGGTCGTCACCATTTTCGGCTGGGTGACGGCAGTGCCCTTGGTGGCGCCATAAGCGAGCTTCAGGCTCTTCCAGATCGAGGTGAAGTTCAGACCGACGAAGATCCGGCTGAAGGTGCCGGGCAAGGTGATGGCGCCGCCGGAGACCACTGCGGTGCCGCGATAGGCCATATCCGCCCAGATGCTGACGGTTTCGCCCTCCAGATGATCGAGCCCGGTGACGGTCGAGGTCGGCTGCGCCAGCCCCCAACGCCCCTCCGGGATCAGGCTCGGCTCATAGACCGGCCGGCCATCGACCTGCTCGGCGATGTAATTGAGCCGGCCTCGCAAGGGGTAGAGAATAGTGCCTTCGAGGGTGCGCGCATCGGTGAAAGTGTCGATCCTGATTTGGCCACCATTCTGCCATAGGATCTTGCCCTCATCGGCCACCTCGAACACATCATCGGTCGCGGTGATCGTCACCGGACCGACATCGATCGATGAGACTTCGATGGCTGTTGCCGGCCGCACAATCTCGGTCTCCAGCATGGAATCGAGATGGACCAGATCCTCGTCATTGAGGACGACCTCGGACCGCAGCCGCTCGATCATCCGTACCCAGGACCCGTTCACCTGTCGGCGAACGATAAAATAAACCACGTCCTCGGAGGCTTCGCGCAGCACATGAACATCTTCGATTATCCCTTGCGTCCGCATGGTGCCCCACCCCATGATCTCCTCCTCGCGGCGGAACAGGGCGGGCTTGACGATGCCGGACTTGGTGACTGCGAAGATGCGGCGCTCTGGCTCGCCCTGCACCGCTGCATTGACGATCTTGTCCTCGCAAGCCTCAGGATTGAGGCGGGTCAGGTCGACACTGATGAAGCTGTCCTCTGACAACGCGCGCGGATTATGTGCGAACTGCATAACGCGGCGTTCATTGCGATGAATGTAAATGATTGAATCGCCGCCAATCACCGCCTCAATGCCGGCACCCCCCTCCTCACCTTGAAGCGATGGCTCGGCCGTCGAGGGACCGACTGGCTCGGCGGCGCTGGTTGAGCGTACGACGTACTCCTCATTGCGAGTGCCGATACACAGGAAATCCAGCTCGCGCGCCCAGCGTACGCCCTCAGCGCTCTTGGAGCGCAAGGTGAATTGGATTGAGCGATCGGCATTGCTGCTGGTGCCGGAGGGGACCCCGTCGTCGAAGGAGAAATGATCGTCTGAGACCGAGGACCAGACCCGGCGCCGCCGAAACGGCCACAATCGGCCATGGGCGAAGGCGACAACATTGGGCCATTCGTCATCATCGGCCCAGGAGCCTTTGTCCCAGACATCGGTCTCGCCGGCCTGGGCGAAATTCTGCAGCACTTCGGCCGGAGCGGTGGTGGCGTTCGTCACCGACAGGATGCGGGCGATGCCGGTCTGCGAGCCGGAATTCGAGGACAGCTCCATGGTAACGGTGCCGGAGGCATAGTCGGAGGTGTTGACCGCCCATCGGTAGAACACCGTCTGGTTATCCATATGCCCCTCGGTCTTGCCGGAGGCGTTATAGACCGCATCGTTTGTGGCGCCGCCACCGGCCGTGGTGGCAAAGGCCAATGCATAGCTGTCATTGTAGACATTTGAGGTGGTGGCGGTGACGGTGATCACCTTGGCGTAGTCGTTCTGGTTGCCGACCGAGCGCTGCAAGGTCACGGTTGCCGAGCCGGTTAGGGTTACGGCAGCGGTGAAGGCACGGTTGGCGCCAATGCCGGAGACCTTGATCGGATCGGAGAAAGAGCCGGCATGGTTAGTGACCTTGCGCTTGTACTGGCCCTGATGGGTAAGCCGGATCAGCCGGCGGGCATCATTGGCGTCGAAGGCGTCCTCGTTCGCTGTCAGGGTACAGGTGCCGTTCTTCGCCGATGGCGTGATTCTGGTCGAGAATGGACCTGGATCGAACGGCCCGTCATCTGGCTCGAAATAGATCAGCGACCAGGAGCGGTGGCCGCGCCGCTCCAGCACCCGCGACGGATAGTTGCGGTGAAACATGTAGAGCCGGTCGCCGTCCTGAGCGGTGAAGATGCCGCGCAAATCGGCGGTGATCCAGGGCGCCGGCATGGTGAACACCGTCTCGCCGGTGATGATCTGAACATTGTCGACCAGCTTCACCGCTTGGGTGTCGTCGTGAGAGATCTCTAAATGGGTAGTTCCAGTTGACGTTGGAGTAAATTCCAGTCTATGGTGTCCGGTTCTAAGCTCTGTTGCCTTTAGCAAGCCGTCATCACCAGCAGATGTGCCGATCTTCAAAGCAACTGGACCATTTCTTACATCGAAGCTCAAGATGTGAGTCGAGTTTGCCTCGTTGACAGTGAAAGTTGTTCTTGCCTTTGCTGCCGCAGCTCCGTTAGATGTTAGATTCAACTGTCCGTTTGCTGCGGTGGCCGATGCGCCGCTCTCAGAATTGTCGGTCCAGCCGGTGAAGTTAGCGAAGCTGCCATTGGAGATCTGGCTGGTGACGTTGTCGATGTCGAGGATGCCGTCATTCAAATAAAAGCAGATGTTGATATCTTGCAGCAATAACAAATAGTTCTGGCCAACGTCGAATTCGAAACCCTTCATCACTCCCGTCAGGTCGTTATCGATGAAACCGTCGATGAATTCGAGGCTTGGCCGGCGCGTCATCGGCCCCTGGGCCGCCATGATCCAGTTCTCCATCAGCTCGCAGCTTGCCTGATAGCTGTCGATGGCGACACGGGCGCTCATCGCGCCCCCAAATTCACCTCCACTGAAAGTTTGAATGTAACTATTGACGTTCGACATTTTGCACTCGTAAGGGTCCATATGGACGCTATTGCGTCACCAACTGGGAGATCCAGAAGATCTAAGGTCTCCGCAAATTCGAAAACCCCGACCTTCCGAACCGCGCCTCTTGCCAGGGCGAGCGCACCAGACGCCGCTTGGCCGGCTGGGCGAGGGAGTCAGTCGAGCGCGCCAGCGGCAGCACCTGCTGCTGCAATTCTTTGGCGAGCTGGCCCTTCAGACCGCGGTCATGGGTGATTTTCAGGCAGGTGACCTCGGCCAACTTCAGCGCCACCGCATCGACGAAATAGGACGGCCACTGCGCCTCCGACCAATCCTTAGCAACGTAGTCAACAAAGACATATTCCTCATCGGTCCAAAGCTGACCTTCGGAAATGGTCCAATCGCCATCATCGAGCACGCCGGACATATCGGAGTATTTGGCGACATTGGCGATGCGGGCGAAGTTCGGCGGTAGGGCATAGGCATATTGGAATCTGACCGCAGGCGTGGATGGAAGTCGCTGCAGCTCGGCCGATCGCCGAGCCCATTTCCAATCCGTTGCGGTGTAGATCACGTCGCGGGCATGCTCATAACGAAGCTTCAGAGCGACAGCGTCCTGATCGTATTGATCGTCGATATCGCCAATGTCGCGATCGCCGAGATGGCCACAGGCCAAACGCGCAACGAGGGTCTTGGTATAAGCCATGGGATCACCTATATTGCTGATTGGAACGGCTCAACCGCGCGGGAGATGGCCTACCGAAAGCCTCTCGGCTCAGGCCGTAACGCTTCGGAGAATAAAGCTGGGGGAGTACAGGCCGCCCCAGCCCGTTCCACCCTAATGGCCAGAGAGGACTGGGGCTGGCTGGATTAAACCCGAGGCTTATAAACCTTCGCATTTCGACTGATAAACGGCTCCGCCGGCTCGTGCCCTGCCGGAGCTATAAAAACCTTCGTCTCGTAAGCGTTCGAGATCGCTCTCTCAGCCTCTGTTCGATTGGCGAAGTTGATGGCGAAAACCTCTCCATCGGCAGTTACCACGGAATGCCCCCCAGCCCTTGGCGCCCTATATCTGTAAGTGAGGCCAGGGTCGTCGGGGAGGTCGGTTTTCAGCTCGACCACAGGCATCGCATAAAGACGATCGATGCGCGACAGATAACATTTGCGCGCCTGCTTATCCATCAGATCAACTCGAACAGTGACTATCTGATCTTCGCAATCTGTGATCGTAATGTAATCGCCGGGTTGCAGAAAATCGACATCCCCCAGAAAATCATCGGTGAGGATCTCGGAGAGCCTATGATCTTTGCAATCCAGGTCATAGCGCCCGCGCTTGGCAGAGGCACCGGACCATAGAGTCAGATCATTGCGCAGCGCGCGAAGGACAACGGACATATTAAGTTCCTTGAATGAGAGAAAGGATGGGAGCCGAGGCCCCCACCCTTATATCACGCCGCAGCTCGCTTGAAATAGGCAACGAGGTTGGCGTTGTTGCCGGTCAGCACCGCGGTCGTGTCGACCTTGGCGTTCAGCACATCGCCAGCCGCGAACAGATTCAGGGCCGTCGGCGTACAGCTATCGACATCGCCGGCCGTGGCCGCGTTGGCAATGGTAATGACACCATTGGTGATCGCGGTGGCATTGCGCGATAATGTGACCGTTGCAGTCGCCGCCAGAGCCGCCGTCGCACCAACGCCGCTCATCACCGTATAGGCGCTGACGAGTGTTGCCGGTGCCGGCACCGGGATCGGCACCGTCACGGTCGGAGTGGCGAAGTCGGACAGGTTGACCGACAGCACGAAGTGATCGGTCAGCGGATACCAGATCGCCGCGCCGGTCGCATTGTCGACCGAGGCATAGACCTCGTCCTGATCGGTCTCGACCCAGAGCGAGCCGAGCCCATAGCCGTCGGCAATATCGTCGCCAACGCCCGGCGTGCCGGATGCGGAGACAACGGGAACCGTCAGGCCGGACGTGTCGCCGATCGCCGCCGAGAGGGTGGTGTCCTCGGCATCGGTGCAAACGGTGACATAGTGCATCGAGACGGTCGGATTGGTCTTGGCCGAGAGACTGTCGTATTTACGGATAAACACGATATCGCCCTGCTCCATGCCCCGAAGGAAACCATCGGAGATGTGACCGGACCCGATGACAGTCGCGACGAGGTCGGTCGTGTCATACATCCAGACGCTGCCAGCGCCCTTCCCTGCTAAGTAGAAGGGGCCGCCAAGGTAAGCAGTGTTATAAGCCATCGCTCACCTCCCGATCACGGCAATGCCGCAGTGTCGTCGACGCGGAACTCGATCACGCCAGTGGCATCGATCACGACCGCGTTCATCGACATGGAGCCGGCACCAGACCAGCCCTTCATCAGATTTTCCCAGGCCCAAGTCACATCGACCTCGGTGCCGATCGCATGACCGACGGAGCGCCAATGCCACATATAGGACCTAGCTGTGGCCGTCCCGACGCCGGGCAGACCGTTGAACTGGAACACCATCGAGCGGTTCCAGACTTTCATCTGGAGGCCCATGTTCTTCCAGGGCAGGTTGTCGTAGCCGATGAAGTCGGAGTTCGAGAACTCGTCAATAGTCATCAGATGCGACCACATGCGCGGCGTCACCGCCCAGTAGATGCGCCCATCGCTGGGGACATCACCACGGTCAAGGGCCTCACGGCCCAGCAACGCATTGTTTCGGGTGATCGACCCGGAGAACGAGCCGATGGTCTGGGTCGCCCCGGCCTGCAGCGCGTCCGTGATCTGCACGTCGGTCTCCCGCCCGAAAGCGGCAGACATGTTATAGATATAGCCCTCCCTGACCGGGGTATTCAGCTTGGTCAGGTCGAGCTTGTCGATCAGAACGGCGCCGTAGCGGTCGAGCAGATCAACATCGACGTGGCTATGGGCCGGATTCTGGATCGGGATCGATGCGTTGCGGGCCTTGCCGCTCACCGTCATCGTCCCAAGTTTCTGGAAGCGGACGCCCTCGGCAGAAACATCAGGATCGGTGCGGACCATCGAGCGGAGCAGGGAGCGCTCGCGCTGATAGGCCAGATGCACGTCACGATTGAATTTCTGGATAAAGGCGTCATCAATTGTCGGACCGGGCATCGGTCAAACTCCCTTGATGAGGGGTGTAGGCGACCTTCCAAAAGTGCCTCGCGCGCAGCCTCGGCCGGGGTGCCCGTTAAGGTCCGGTGACGAGCGGAAGCGACAGGTGAGGGTTTGGAGAGGGGGAGGTTGGGTGCCCCTTAAGGGCGAGACACGGCCGGGTCCATTGCTGGGGTCCCCGGCCGAATTGAAGCTGGCGCACGATTGGCGCCAGTACCGGCAGCGTGCTGCCGGCGGGTATCAGTTGCCGCCGAAGCCCACTCCGGTGCCGGCACCGGAGTGCTTCTTCGGATAGAGCTTCTGGTAAAGCGCATTGAGCCTGGAGTGATAGGGCTCCTGAGAGGTCGACATATTCTTGTCAAGGGCCTCCTGCTCCAGCTCGGCAATTTTGGTCTTGATGTCCTCGGCCTCGCCGGACTCATGCAGGCGCCGGACGCGCATATCCTGCGCATTGGCACGGCCGACATTGGCCATCAACCGCATCAGGGTCGGGTGGTCGCCGACGCGCATTCCGTTCGCCATCGGCATATTGACGAAGGCGCTCCATTCATCGAGGTTGTGGCAGAACTCGGCACCGGCATCCTCGGCGAAGGCGAGATTGTCGTCAAAATCCGGCCCCCATTCCTGCTTCAGCCGCGCCTCGGACTCCTTCTGGTGCTTGCCGATCTTGGCCTGGAAGGCGGCCTCCTGCTTGGCCTGAAACTCATTGTAGAATTTCAGGTCCTGCTCGAACTGTGCCTTGGTCTTGTGGACCTTGTAGGAGTGCTCGCGGAAGCCCTCGAAGAACACCGCCTCCTCATCGTCCAGCTCGCGCGGCTTGCCGTCCTCGGTCTTGCCCCAGTCGAAGGTGTATTCCTTGGCTTCTTTCGGCTTACCGACCTTCTGCCAGAACTCGTCGTGCTTCTCCGGCTTGTCGTCGGGCTTGGGGATCGGCACCCGGTTATCGAACGCCGAGCGCATGTTCACTGCGGCTTTGGCGAACTCCCCATCGGTGGCATAGCCGTCGGCCCATTTGCTCCAGGCTCCGCGCTCAGCTTCAGGGAGGGTTGCGGCAAGCCGGGCTCGAAGTGACGACTCCCGACCGCCGCCGCCATTATCGCCAGGATCACCACCAGGATTATCACCTCCAGCGTCTCCATCCCCGCCTCCGGCGCCATCTTCCGGCGCAAAAAAGATATAATTCCAGTGCTTCCCAAACATGTAAGTTTCCTTTTATGCGACCAGCGAGCGCGAGGTGAAGCGCGATTGCGGCCTCGGGGCGAGCTTCGGCCTGACCTGCTCGAAATCGAGATTGAGCATTTTCGAAATGTCGGTGGCGGCGTCGTGCATGGCGCAGAGATAGGGCGCCCAGTCAATCGGCCTGCTGGTCAGCTTGGCGTCCATATGCAGGACCCGGCCGAAGATGTCGCGCAGGACACGCTGGCCCTGCGGGGTGCTGAAGACATTTTGATAATCGGCGGCGAGCGAGCGCAGCGCCTCCTGATTGGCGTCGATCTTGTCGTTCACAGATATTCCCCTATATTTGGTTGAGCCAACTCATCGCCACGCATCTCGCCTCCACGCATCGCGCCTCGACTCCTTGCGCCGCAACTCAGCTCAACTCATTGTACGGGGAGTAGCCCTTGGTCCCTCGCCTGGGTTGCCCCCTCGATAGCTGATTTTATGCCGGGACCACCAGCCTTCGCCAACTCCGCCATTTTCATCATCTGCGCTTCCTGCGCACGCTGTTGCCGAGAAGCCTCAACTTCCGCCATCGGCCGAATGTAATTCTGCGGCACCTTCATCATGGTCCACAGGCCGCGCATGGCCTCATCCCAGTTGATGTTCTCGACCGCGGTCTCGACGATCTCGGGATGCTCCAGGGTGAGCGGCATCGCCAGCGCATCGAAGCTCTGTTTGGCCTTGGCCATCTCGCGCATGTCGGAGATCTTGTTGTCGAGCTTCCAGATGAGCTGCTCGCCGAGCAGAATCTCCGGGATCGGCGGCAGCGCCCTGGCCTTGAGCGCAATGTTGAACACCCGGTCGAGAATCGGCGGCATGGTCTCGGCTTCGGTGCGGCTCCACAGCGGGGCGAGGATCACCGCCTTCATCATCTCCATCGCCATATGCTGCTCGGGATCGCCGCCCTCGTCGGGCAGGTTGAGCAGATTGGCGAAAAAGATCTTGCCGATCTTTTTGTCGATATATTGCAGGTACTCGGCGTTCATCGCCGGGTTAGAGCCGATCTCGATCGGACGGATCGGGTCCCCCTGATACTGGAAGCCGGACGCCTCGAAGAAATTGGCACCGCCCGGCCACAGCTCCAGATCGCCGCGCAGGATGTCAATCGGCATTTGCATCGGCGGATTGGCCTGCTTCTCGGTAATCTCCAAGAGCGAGCCGGCGACCGATTGCATCAGCCGCGCATCGGCGAGCGCCCGCATTGCATCGCAGCGTCCGAGCGCCTCGCCGGTCTTGCGGTACCAGCGCACCATAACGTAAGGGATCTCGTCGAGCTGCCCCTCATCGAGCAGGTGGCTTCCTTGACGCAAAATCCACAGCGAACGGAATGCCTTGCGCCGGATGCCGCGGCCGAAACGGGCATAGTCCTCCGACGGGATCATGCAGTGCACGACCTCGAATTTCTTGTCGGAGCAGTTGCCGCCATCATCGGATTTCAGGTACTCGTTCTGCATCTCCTCCGGCAGTGCGTCGATGCCGAACTCGCCGACCATATCCTCGATCGACATCGGCCAGAAGCAGTAGAAGCGCGTGACGCGTCCGGAAGCGTCGACCTCGACGGCAACGTTCTTCAGATGCTTGACCTGGAAGATCAGATGCCGCTTACCGCGGTCATGATCGACCAGCATGACGGCAGTGCCGAAGGTACAGCTATCATCGGCCAGCTCGGCGATAGCCTCAGAGAAATTGGCCTTCGGATCATGGATGATCAGGTAGAGGTAGTAGGCCGCCATCTGGCACCAAAGCCGCACCTCCTCGACCTGCATCAGCTCCTTTCGCGCCGGCTCCAATCCGACCCAGAACCGGTCCTTCGGGCACATCGCCTCGACAAAGGATTGCGACAGGCGCTGGCGATGCCCCTCAGGAGATGAGTCCCAGATGTCGATGTCGAACTCCTGACCGGGGGTGATCTCGGTCATGAAGCCCTGGCGATCATTAAAAAAATAGTGCGCCAGCTCCTCAAACAGATTGAAGTACTGGCGCATCTGGTCTCTGGCTTTGTCGGCCCGACGCACGATGCCGGAAAGGCTGTCGGAGGTTCTCATCGGCATCACACATCCCTCCCGGTTACGCAGCCGCGCCGTAGCCCAGACGGCGACGCTGCGTGCCGCCACTGCCTGTGACACCACGAGCGCGGCCAGGGGTCAGCAGCGAGGCCGAGGTGCCTTCGCGGTCTTCGGCAGCTCGGCGTACAGTGCGGCGGGTGTCGATCAGCGCCGGATCGTCCGGCTGCGGAACCGGAATCGGATCGGCAACCTTAGGCGCCTTTGGAGTTTTGGATTTCATTGACGTGCTCCAAATCTGGGCGGCCTCCGGCGCTGGCCGACCTTGTGATGAGAAAATTTGGTGCCGGTAATGACGTTGAGCTTGCCACCGCGCATATTCTGTTTGTCTTTGATAACCTGTCGGCCCTCGCCAAGACCCAGGCACAAATATTGCAGACTCTCGCAAATATCCGCGTGACCCGTGTTTTTATTCGGCTTGTCGGCGAATACCTCGCCTTTCTGCTGCACTCTTTTGAAGCAGTATTTTCCGCTCATACCGGCGCGAAGCCGGACACAGCGCCGATTGATGATCAGCCCCGGCTTGCCGTCGACGAAGCGGGTCAGCATTCCGACCACGGCCTCGCGGCGCAGCACCAGCTCGTTATTCCCTGGTGCCGGCTTGCATTTGAAGCCGTTGACCGCCATGATCTGGAAAGTGGTCATGATATCTTCATTGCCCTGCTGGCGCTTCTCGCCGATCGGATCGCCCCAGGCACCGCCGATTGTGGCATTGGGGTAATGAGAGGCAATGAACTTCTTCACCTCGATCGCGAATGCCTTGGCGCCAATATCCTCGGGCAGCAGCTCATCGAGCACCCAGAGTCGCCCCCAAGCATCCTGCTGACAGAACACTGCAGCCGGCACTAGGCCAAAGTCGCAGCCAACCAGGATCTCGACGCCTGGAACGAAGTCGAACTCAGCGACGTGATGCACGTCGGAATATTCCGGGTAGACCGGCCGCCCGTCGGAGACGTAGCCATATTCGGCGGCGAGGAAGACCCTGATCCACTCATCAGCCTTGCCGCCGAGCTGGCGCTCGTAATACTTCTCCGGCAGGTGCTGGAGATTTTCGGCGAGCGGATTGAGCACCCACTGGTCGCCGACCTTGATCACGCCGCCGGGCTGACGGAAGAATTCCCAGTCCCGCGGCTGCGAGACCTCGGCGAGCGTATATAACCAATGATCGTCTTCGGGCATGTTGGTATCGGCAATGATCCCGGCCCAGGTCGGCCCGCCCATGTTCTTGGACGGGAACCGACCGACGCGGCCGGTGAGCATATCGATCACCGATTTCGGAACGTCCTTGCACTCGTTGACCCAGGCCCCGGTCAGCTCCATGCCGCGGATCTTGTCGACCGCGTCATCGCCATCGAGCCCCATGAAGTAGATGTCGGCCTCGACGCGGGTACCGTCGCCGACCTCGAAGCGCCAAGCGTGGGTGATCGGCACCGACATCTTCCAGGAACCCAGCTCACTGCCGAAATGCTGCCGCCAGGAGGGCAGTGTCGTGGTTTCGAGCTGGGGTACGGTCTCGCGGCAGACAAGCCAGCGTGTGCGCCTCACACCGGCCGCGTCAGGCGCCTGTTCGAGCGCCCGACGCAGCACCTCATAGCAGCAGCCGGTGGTCTTCCCCGAGCCCAACGGACCGAGCGCCACGCGAACGAACATCTCGCTCGCATGGAAACGGTCCATCGTCTTGCCCGATGGGGTGTATTCGAAATGGGCATCGGAGAACATGGAGGATCTCGCAGCTCGCCGGAACGACGTGAGCCGAGGGGAGTTGAGACAAGTTGCTGTAGCCCGGCCAGCACCAAACCTCAGACTGCGAGAACCGTTAGAATGGCAATTCGCCGTCGAAAGTCAATGGCTCTGGCTGTTTGGGAGGGTCGGCGGGAATTGCCTTAGAAAGGTCGGCACCCGTCCGCTCGTAGCAGTCGAGACAGAGCGTTTGACCGTTCAGCAGCGTGAAGAACATGTCGTGACGCTTCAGGATGCGCTCACACCCCGTCCCGTCGCATGGACCGATGGTGGCGTCGCCCTCAGGCGTCCCCGCCCGCGGATAGGGGTCTTCCCCCTTACGCCGCCTTTTGCTGCGGAATATTGGCACTGTTCGCCTTTGCTGCCCTGGCGGCAGCCTTCTGCTCCTCGGTCATCTTCGGCCGGCCCCTTTTCTTCGGCGCTGCAGGCTCAGCCTGCTTGACCTGCGCAGGCTTCATCGCCGGCTTGGTGCCCTTCACCCGGACCGAGACATCGGCGGGCGGGGTTTCGGCCTTGGCTGCTGCAGCCTCGCGCATCTGCATCAGCGCGGCGCCATTTAGCATCGCCATCAGTGTCTGTGTCAAGATCGTCACATCGGCGAACACCATGGTATCGGTCTTGCCGCCGACCACCATATGAACGAACCAGCCGCCGCCGCGCGTGGCCGGCTTGACTTCGAGATATTCGACTGCCCCCGGTTCCGGGATGTTGTAGCCTGTCTTCGTCATTCTAAACATTTTCCAGTTCCTTGATTTTCCAGGTTTGTGATGGCACCCCGAAGAGTGCGTCCCCCGTTTCTTCGAGCAGACCAAGCTGTATCAGCCTGTCGAATTTCACCTTGCTGATACCAGCGCCAGACTGAAATGTCCCCTCGCCATCCAGCTCACGAAAAATAAACCCACCATTCATCCGTATAAGGTCTAGGATCTGCCTGTCGATCTTGCTTGCGATCGTTGCCATCGCTATATTCCTGTCATGGAAAGCGGCGACCTTGAAACCGAAAAACCTGAAACTCGTCAAATCCTCTGTGTCGTCGCATGGTGGAGTTCAGACCTCCAATGCTGGATCGCTTCAGCAACGACTGTTCAGGGCGTCGTCGGCAATGGACCGAGTTTTTCGGAGGCGATTAAAAATCTTGAAGGTTGCCTCATCAACGCCGGATATCCATCCAATGATTGACCCAAGCGTGCTCGCCAAGTTCGGCACCGTCTATGAATTTAACTGCCAGATCCGGCTGATACGGCAGAATGATGGGAGCTGGTTCGTGTCCGATCGCAACGGCTTCCGGCTTCTCGCCAACGGGATCTTCATCGGCACTCCGGCCATCTCACGTCTGCGCGACTGGATCGAGGACACCTCGTTCACCTTCGAAGGCGCCGTGCAAGCGCTCGCCCTGCGGCCTGAAGTTCGCGGCCAGCTTGCTCCATTTCTGCCTGCTCATATTCTCGAGCCAGCTTCCTAACAGTCTCGGCGGCGAGTCGGTCAGCGGTTTCAGGCGGATTGGTCCGCAGGAAATGCCGATACCAGTTCATGGCGACCTGACAATCGGCGCCGCAATCACCGATCGCAGCGCCGAGCTTCGGGGGCAGCTTGTCGGCCCATGTCATCTGCTCCTTCGCATCCATCTCGACTTCCGCCCACACCATCTGGCGCATCATCTCTTCGTGCTTGTCGAAATAGGACTTGCGTCGATTGCGTCTCTGCATGGCCACCCGTTAGGATGAAAATCATACATGAATAGCATCGATAAGTGCCATCTGGCGAAAAAAACACTTCGCCGCCCTCCAGAATCTCGCTCTTGCAATCTTCACATTTTTCGCCAGGATCAGCTCTGAATGTGCAACGAAGCTCATTCAGATCTTTGGCCAGATCTCTTTTCATGAACATCTCGATAAGGTGGGGGGGGATCGAGCGCCCGCATCCGATGGCAAGTCGGACCGGACAGTAGAGGGCATTGCTGGCGCCCGATCCCCAGGCTGCGCGACGGGGGACGGCGCAGCCCATCTCTTGTCCTTCATCGCAGTAAATGTCTCCGGTCGCTGCTTCAATTGGCGCAGGCCGTAATTATGCACATAGCCGGCGACCCGGTTGCGGCTAATGTCGAGCTGCCGGGCAATCTGGCCATAAGTCAACTTGCGGTGCAGGCGTTCGCGGATAGCTTCTAGCAGCTCATCCGAAACCTTGCGCACATTCGAGATTTCTGGCTTCCACCTTCCGCGCGGAATTTTGTGGAAGGCAATCCAGTTCCTGAAACCGCTTATAGAGCCGACCTTGCCAATGGCGGTCCAGATCTCCATTGGAGAGGCGCCAGCGCTTCCAAGCTCCATGATCCTCTCGTAATGCCACCAGTAAGCCGAAGGATCTCTATTCGAGGCCATGCCGGCATATTTGGCCGAACGCTCCCGACTGGCAGAAGAAATACATAAATTACAAACCCTGGAATGGCGTTTGATATTTGCATGAAAGCGAAACATCGAAATGTGAAAATCCGTATTGCATTTGCGGCAGGTCCGGAAACGCTCGGCATAATTCATTGGTTGTACTTACTCAACCTTAAGTTGCAATGACTGCAACCTACAGATTATTGAAGATTGTAAAGGATAGCCATGCCAATATGCAGAACCAGAACAGCATTGGCCGGAGCTGGTCTACAGTTTCGGCAATATATCTGCCAACAGCTTGAGGATCTCGTAAATATCGTGCCCTTTCATCAGGGCCGGAACCGTCAGCGCTATGACCATCCACTGCATAGACTTGCTGAGAGCCAATCTTAGCGCGAAGAGGCCGGCCTTCTTTGCCATCCCAGAGCCCGAAGCTATCGTGGAAATCGCTGCCGTTGCTTCCGCCTTGATGGCGTCCTGGCCACTCAGGAGTCTGCGGAGGATGTCCCCATGCTCCATTTGCGTTTCCCGGATGCGCTCCATTCGGTCGAGAAGCGGCCAGATGTTCTGATCCATTGCGGTGCGCCATTGCTATCAGCCTTTGTCTCTTGTTCATGGGAAATCAAGGATTGGGAATGTCCTCGTACATCGTCACCTTGCGCAGGCCGAGTGCTTTCAAGATCCTGTGCCTCGGCGGCTTTTTGCCGGAAAGAACCATAGAGACGAGATTTTGGGAAACACAGGCCCCGTCAGCAAAGGCGCTTTGCTTGCCGGCTTTCTCGACCGCCCTTTTCAGTCGCTCGCGGACTTCCTCGACGGTATAAAGTTTGGATGTTGCATCTGCCATGATTTAGGCATATATCACTTTTTGGTTAACCGTCAAGGACGCTGCGATGAAACTGCTAATCGTCATCACCTGCATTCTGGCAAATGGGCAACAGGTGCATCCACGCGGCTCTTACACCGCCTGGGCACCGTGCAATAAGTATGTCGAATATTTCGAAACCCAGCTCTATCCAACAGCCGGCAATAATAGACCGCTATGCTGGTGCCACCGTGCCCCGCCAGAGCGGGAGGGAGTGCCGGCACCATCGCGAGCAATTCATTACGACGAAGACAGAAAGGCGCCTGCTGAATGACGTGGAACAACAAGCTGATCGACCTGACCGGCCAGACCTTCGGCGAGTGGACCGTGATCGAGCGGGCGCCACCAAACGGAAACCCAGACGAGACACAGGCCCTCTGGCGCTGTCGGTGCTCCTGCGGAGCCGTACGCAAGATCTATGGACGAACTCTGCGTGCCGGAAAGTCCATGAGCTGCGCCACATACGCAGCTCATCACCGCTGGGCTGGACGCAAGAAGCGCGCTCTTGCAGCGCCGACTGCACCGCAGTCACTTTAACATGTCAGCTTCTCATGTTAGAGAATCGCGCTTTGTTTAACATGAGCGGGCATCAGCCTTTCAAGCCACTTCAACGCGTGGATCGCAAATGCTGGCTCGCCCTGGGCGATGCCTGATCCGTCAACCGAAGGAACAGGTCGAGCGCCATGGCAAAAGCCCGCGTTCGACTGTGTTGCGATCTCCGCCAGCGGCCTCCGTTCAGATATGGGTAGGTGCAATGGACTGGATGCGTACCCGGCCCTCTGCCCTCGACGACGAAGGCATGAAGCCCGTCGCGCACACCGACAAACAAGGCAATCCCCTCATAGCCTTCGCGCCCGAGGTCCAGACCCTTGCATCTTGCCCAGTTCATCAGAACGACATGATGATGGTTAGGGCTATGCTTGACCCCAGCCGGCTGCATCATCATGATGTGACGTGCCCTTCATTAATCCACGCAACCCACTCCAGCCATTTATCGTATGGCACGACAATGCCGGACTTCCCAAGCTTGCAATGCTCCAGCACCAGCTCGACCCGCGTACCGTCGTCGCTGCGTCGGCCAGAGATCATTCGCTCGCCGTCCGTGCTCACCAGATCGACCACGAAGACCTCGTCCTTTTTGTCCAGAGGATGCGCCATCACCGCCCTCTTTCTCCCAGGGAGCTGCTCACTTCGCTCTCCGCTTGCGCATCCGCTCGCGCGCTGCTGCCTTACGCTCCTCCGGAGTCTTGGTCGCCGGCCGCCCACGCTTCTTCACCGCATCGGCCTGCGCTTGCACCTCGGCCGCGCGAGTTTTGTTCGATGCCTTTTGCATCATACTCGTCGCCATGAGAGACACATCATACTCAATTCGTGCGACAGCCTCCTCATCGAGAGGCTCCATCGGCGGCAGCTTCTTCTTCACGGGCCTCGGACGACAATTATGCGCCAACCCGATGCCAGGAATGTCTCGGTTGATGCCGCAGGTCGGGCACATTCCGAGAGGTGTGTTGTCCTTGCTCATGTTCGCAAAATTAGTTCGTGTTCGCGAAATTGCAAGAGGGCTGTGTTCGCAAAATTGTTCGCGAAATTCACTGCCGGTCTGGCACATCCGCCTGCCGGTCACACCGGCAGCAGCGCAACCCATGATCCCGGTAAAGATAGTAGGACCGGCACCCGCAAGCGCAGATCCAGATCAGCCGCTCCTCATCGGCCTCCCGCAGGCGCTCCTGGCGCTTCACCCACAGGCTGATCACCTTCTCCCGATAGTCTGGCATGGCTTTGATCCGTCAATAGCAGCGGCCCTACAACGCGCAGCCCGGTCGTCTCAGCCCTCGCCCTGGCCTCGGCCATCTCGGCAAGCGTCACCGCCTTGGCAAGGCCCTGCTTGGCCCACTCGACCATCTGCCGCGATTGCCGGGCCTGAGCGCGAGCCTGCTCGAAGGCGCTGCAGGCCGAGGAGAACGTGGAGAGGGGGAAGAGCATGGGGCACTCTAGCATGGGAGGGGGCTGGAGCGCGAGTGAGGAGGGCCAGACACATAGGAGTGGCGTGGCCGCGAGAGTGGTTCATCGAGCGTGATGTTGGTGAATTTCACTTCGCCCCCTCCGCGCGCTTCCTGGTATTCAGCTCGGCGCATAATTCCGAAGCCAGATCGCACAGCTTGATCACGGCAACATCCTGAGTCTTTCGCCGCACATCGTCGATCAGGCGCTGCCGCTCGCCCATCAGCTTCAACTCATCACTCGTGAACCACTGTTCCTTACTCACCGGTCTTCCTCTCCTTCGCTCGCTGCTTGCGGGCCCACTCCGCTCGGTATGCCTTGCGCTCCTCAGCCGTTTTCGACTTGGGACGGCCACGCTTCTTCACCACATCGGCCTGAGCCTGCACCTCGGCAGTCTTCTTCGACTGATAAGCCACATAGTCAATGGGCACCTCACCACCGGGACCGTAGGTCGATGGGACGTGATCCGGCACTCGAAGCGCCGCCGCTCCAGCATTCCGCCCCGCAGAGCACGAGCACGGGCGGCTCGTGATATACGATCCGTCGCGCCCCTCGATTGCCGGCAGCCACCCGCTATCGTGACAGCGTTCGCACTCCACTCCGATCATAGCGCCCACGATGGGCTCACCCTCAGGATGCTCCATCGGCGGCAGCTTCTTTTTCGCCGCCGCCTTAGCCGCCGCCCTCAGCTTTGCCTGGCGTTCATTCTCATTACGCTCACGCATCTTGAGCGACCATATCTCGTGTGAGGTCAATTTTCTGTTCATAGTGAACAGAAAATGGCGAGCGTGAACAGGAATGTCAAGAATTAACGTTCACGCCCCGGCACATCCGCCAGCCGATCGCCCGGCTATCCTACCTTTGGCAAGGGTTGGATAACCCGCATAGCCCGGCCGGGGTAGCGCGATCGCGCGTGCGCAGGGGGTTGGTGTGTGGCAATGACTCCTGCGCGGGGAGGCTAACCAGCTCTTCAGAGGGATGGGAGCCCGAGCTGGACCGAGGCGCCCTCATCCGCGAGTGTGGTTCATAGGCTAAGTACAAGCCCCCGGTGCCTCGCCTATGCCTCACGCGCGCTCGATCCTTGGCTATGGCCCGATCTTGCATGAGGGGGTGGGGGTCTACCTAGCAGGCGTTTGAGGTATGCACGTACCACACGCCTATACGCATAAGCTCTATTATGAGCAATTGGTACACTATTACCTACTCTTCACCATCCTCTGATTGCTCAATCACCTGCAACTCACCCATAGATTGCGCTGAAGTATTCGTTGGGCCACCAATGTTCAATGTAAAGCTTACGCGACCTGATCCAGAGTTCTTTCCAAGTATTGGTGAGTGCATCCGGTCACTAAATTCCTTCGGATTAAGCTTAGCTGCCATACGTAGATAGAGCATTGCTTTGCGATCGGCCAGTTTTGCTTGCTCTAGTGTTGACGCTTGCTGCATTTCATACAATGCGTGCTCTATTAAAGCTCTCGAACGCTGCACTTTGAGTTTTTCATATTCAACAATCAGCATCTCATCTTGATGAATCCACCGCCAAATCGTCGCTGGCGAGTATCCATGCTCCAATGCGGCAATATTCAGTGTTGCCCCTGCTCTCATGCTCTCGAAACATGCAGCAATGATCTGCGCCTTCTCTTCTGGGTCTGCGTATGAAGCCCGTGCAAGATGAGGCTGATCTTCGGAAAACATGGGATACAACCTTAGGTTGGTTGACAACGCTATTTCGTTATGCTATAATGGTGGCTACAATTGAATATCGTTCTTTGACATCGTGAAGCCGGTCATCTTCCCGGATGGGGCTCATCCCATCTATGGAGGTGTACTATGACCAATCTGTCCAATCGTCCGTTCTCAGTGATCGAGAAGGTTGCCGGCGCTCGTGCTATCCTCACCGTGATCAAACGCGTGCAGGAAGCCAAGCCGGAAGCCAAGCCGTCGCTGGTGTGGCGTGCTACACGCCTCGCAGTGATGGAAAAGCTCTCGAAGCTTGAGAAGGCTGTGGACGCGGGCAAGGAGCTTTCCGAGACACAGACTAAGGCGCTTCACGCTCTCCGCGTCGCCGATACGCAGCTCATCAACTTCGAAGCCATGTTTGGCGATGACGAGACGACCCGTGAGTTGGATGACGACGAACGGGCTATTCTCGCCAAGATCAATGAAGAGCGCAAGGCTCGTGCGAAAGCGTCGGCTGATGCGCGCAAGGCCAAGGCTGCTGCCAAGGCGACGAAGACGACTGCCACTGTCGAGACGCTCAAGCAACTCGCACTGGCGTGAGATTGGCAGAGGCCCGAGGATTGACTTGGGCCTCATCCGAGAGGATGACCGGCACCCGTGCAGATGGCCTTCAAGGGCAACCTTGGAGGAAAACTCATGACTGTGATCAACCATCCGCCGATTGGCGCGCGCGTCGAAATTCCTGTCCACTACGACATGTGGATGCGAGGCGCTCGCTTCGGTGAGGTGACATCGTTCCGGCATGGCAAGAACGGCACCAGTGCCTATGTGCTTGTCAAGCTGGATCACCCGCAAGCCAAGCGGCGCCTGAAAATCTGGGCGCTCGATTGGGAATACATGCGGATTATCTAACCCCTCTTTGGCAGTCTTCGGGCTGCCCTTGTGGGCCATCTGCACACCCTGAGAGCTTCCACGGGCATAATGCCCGATTGGAGGTGTGAGCTATGGATGACAGATCCATGATCGAGCTAGCGCAACACATCAAGCGCACGCATGACATTCGTGAGGCGTCCTATGTGCCCGGCACCCGCACTTGCCCCGGCTGGTATGCCAAGGGCTATGAGAGCGCGGCTGTTGAGGCCATGGTGCCTGAAAAGCTACGCCCACTGATATTTGCTATGCTGGTGTCAGGCTTTGCCGATGTACACGAATGGTGCGACAGTATCCTCAATCCTTATGGCGACGATGTGACGAGGCCGGCACCCGCCGAGACCATAAGCGCTTACATCGATCTGCGCCAGCAAGCCTAACAGTCGGGGTAGAGCGTTCGCGCTCTGCCTCTGCAAGCTCTCGGGGATCAACAGCAGCGCTCCCACCTTGCGATCGCTGCTGTATCGATCATCTCCATGGGCAACCATAGGAGGAACCATGACAGAAATCGACACAAGAGAACTTGAAGCCATTCGCCGCTTCGCACGCAGGGCTGGGCGCACCTGGAAATCATCGCTCCGCTATAGCTGGGAGCGGTCATCATATGCCCCTGCATCTGACGATGATGCCGCGATACTCCAACGCCTACGCAATACGCGCGGGCTTGTGTGGCTGGCAGGCTTCAAATTACCAAAAGAATAAGCAGCCCATTGGCTGCCCTTGAAGATGATCGAATGATGTCAACCATCGTGAATAGATTCCTTCACCTGCTCGGGTGATGGAACATGCAATCGGCTCCAATGGGCGGCACCTGACAGGTATTGGAGGCCCCCATGTACAACTATGCTCAGATCAAATCCGAGTTTAAGATTATGTTCGATCCTGGCGACCCATGGGGTTCAACCATGGGTTGGTGGTTTGCTATCGCTGACAGCTTGACGTTTATCCATGGAGTCGAGACGCCCAGCGATTGGCAGTTCAGGCCGAGTCCGCTGGGGCCGTCCAACGACCCCGACGCCTACGAAACCGAAATCGTCGACAAATCAGATCCTGACGACCTGATTCGCTTCGGCAATGTGCTCACCCGCTATGCGCATTGCCTCAAGCGAGCCGGCATGAGCTACTAAGGCCAGTGTGCCGTCCCTTCGAGCCGATTGCAACCCTCACCTGTTCGCCTTCTGGCGGCGCTCATGCCGCATTTGGAGGTGTACCTATGACCATGCTTCAACAGCAGTGCCGGCACCCGCTCTCTGGCCAGTGCTATGCTTCGGATCAGGAGATCATCGGCGAGATTGCCGAGCTGATACCCGAAGTTGGCGACGTGCATTACGGCAGTGTTATTGTCGACCGGCAGCGCCATCAGATCACGGCGCGGCTGGAAGATGGACGCAAGGTCCGTCTGACGGTCATATTCGAATAGGAGGACAAAATGCCGATATTTCCCCATGTCACAGTCCAGCTTACCGGCAAGGATGGCAATGCCTGCGCCATCATCGGGCGCACGGCCAAAGCCATGCGCGACGCCGGAGTGGATAATGACGCCATTGCCGACTACACCAAGAAAGCAATGGCAGGAGATTACGACAACGTCCTCAGTGTCACAATGGATTTTGTGACGACAAGATAGCTTGTAGCCTTGCCCGTGCTCAGGCGCGGGCGAGTGCCGCCACAAGGCGAATGGGTGTCGAGCTTACGGCCTTCATGGGTGCCCAGCTTATGCAACCATGGAGGTTTTATTATGTCTCAACGCGAACGTGCAATCGCAACGATCATGGGCACCGTCAGCGCCAACAGCGCGCCGGTCGACATGGCCCATGCACTCAACAGCATCCGCGGTATTCTCGACGCACCCGAGCCCGGCGACAACGTCCGGGATTTGGGCCACGACGAGAACAACAGAAACGCCAAATGGGCTGAACTTTACACCGGCATCATCAAGGAAGCGTTCACCGTTTCCGGCGTCATCATCGGCCATCACCTGACCTTTGTCCAGTACACGGTGGTCGATGGGTTCCCCTATCACATCCCGCAGGAGATTGCCTCGGCTGACACGCTGATCTTCGATCATGACGTGGCGCAAAAGATCTGGGGCATCTACTATGAAGAGGCGCTGAAATCGCTGGCGCTGATGCCGGTCAAATATCGCGATGGCGAGCTTTCCATCCTCTATATGTCCAGGCCGGAATATCACCCGGCACCCCAATTCTAGCCCAGTTTGGGCACCCTTGCAGGCCGTAAGCAGCTTGAACCAATGTGCTCTCACGCGCGGGCGCTCGTGCTATAGATCTGCGCACGCACGCGAAGGAGAACAACAGCAATGGATAAATCTTATGTAACCATGGAGCAAAAAGCCTGCATGGTCTGCGGTCGCAAATATGATACCGGCACCATAATCATGGACCGAAGACTACGCGACAGCTTTGAGCGCTACACCGTCACCGGCTGGGGACTGTGCCAAGAGCACACCCAGCTTTACGATAACGGCTATATTGCCTTGGTAGGCGTCGACGAAGCCAAGTCTGACAAAGAACCGAACGGCTCAATCAAGCCAAGCGGCGCCTTTCGCACTGGGGAAATCGCACACCTTAAACGCGAGGCGGCAGCCAAAATCTTCAACGTCCCCATCGCTGACGATTTGCCGATGGTGTTCGTCGAACCAGCCATCATTGAGATGCTATCTCACCTCGCTCCATCCGAATAACAACAGCAGCGCCCGCGTCTGTGAGCGCATTGGTTCAAAATGTCATCTCTACTTAGAGATGTGGATAGAAACAAGCCACCTCCTCCATCTATATTTTATCATATTGGCCAGTGGCTTAGCTGCTGGCTGTTAGGCAATTTTGCCAAAATGGAGACTATTAATATGAAGACCTCTATCATCACTCTGGCACTGATCTTCGGCATTTCCGCGGCACAGGCGCAGGATTTCGATGTCTCGGCAGGACTGGCCTACAAGCCGACCCTGTCGCAGCCGGCAATCGACTATGTCAACCGTGAGGCCGAAGCCCATGCTCTGAGCACCTGGGAAGGCGTTCGGGATGCGGGCGGCTGCAATGCCGACTTCATTCCCTACGAGATCGCGGCCTATTGCTGGAACCGTTCGGTGAATGCCTATCCGCCTGAGGGCGCGATCGGCGGCGCTGGCGGCTCTGACGGCGGATCGTCCGGCGGTGACGGCGCCGAATAACCTAGAATAAGGCTTTGGGGAGCGGGCGTATTCCGCTCCCCTCAGCCCATGCGCACCATCCTATCCAATGGAGGTGTGTGCCAATGACCGTACGGCGCGCAAAGACAGAATATGATAGACGATAGCCACGAACACAAGCCGCATATTTCTTAGGCCATTTGCCACAACCAATGGAGGTATCGATGAATATCGAGCATATTGACCAACTGATCGCATGGATTAAAACCGACCAAGGCAAGCATTTCATCATGGGCGACTGGGCATCCTATCTCGACAGGCCCGAGACCACCGTCGTGAAATACGAATATTGCAATACCGCCTTCTGCCTCGCTGGCTGGATCGATCAGCACCTGCAACGTCAGGCTGGCGCTACCGATAAGACTCTGCAATTCAACAAAGATCCTTACGAATACGTCAACATCGGCTCAGCGTGGCTCGGCATTGAGCGGCGCACCGCTCTGTCGCTATTCTACATGAACGGCAGTGAATACGATAGAAATCGCTTCGACTCCCTCCCCGAACAAGAACGCTCTGAGATTGCCATCAAAGTGCTGGAGCATTTAAAAGCCACCGGCGAGGCCAACTGGCCGGCGTTCCTGCCCCTAGACGAAGACGAAGACGAAGACGAAGACGAATAGTCCTCTCGTTCATGCGCTCCGCTGCGGGCGCATGGGCCGGATGACTGTCATCCGAAATGGAGGTGTAAATTATGAGCGGATTTGATCAAATCTCATCCGATGGCATTGCCGATGCGGCATTCTTTGCCGGCCTGCTGACGCCAAGCGCCCGTCTGGGTCTGACGCCGCTGCCAGTCAGGGTCTATGGCATCGCCCTCTATCGCAATGCAAAGAAGAAGGTATGCCGCAAGAAGAAATGAGTATTTGGGGCGGGGCGGAGCGTCGTGCTTGCGAGCGAAGATGGTTCGGAGACTGCGGTAGGTTAGCTACTGATCCCGTTAAACCATCAACTCCGTCAATTCATTAGGTCATTACGACCATATGGAGGTGTAGAATATATGTCAGGTTTTGACAAGATTTCCGAGGAGGAGATCGTTGACGCCGGCTTTCTGGCCGGGCTGATAACCCCAGGCGCTCGCCTGCAACTGACGCCCATGCCTGTGAAAGTAGACGGCTTGACCACTGTTGCGTTCTGCGTTCGAGCAGAGCCGGTCGGTATGGCCGGCACCAAGATCCTTCACCCTGTCGCCCTGGTGCCGCATCGCAAGATGCTGATCCAAGATTTGCGCAATGGCACCTCGGCGCCGCTGTCGCGGATCAGGGTGCTGCCGCTCGATGTGCGAGCTGCCAAGATCCAAAGAGCAGCCCTAGAGGACCCTGAGAAGTTTTTCAGCTTCTGGGCGAGCGAGGCAGCAGCGCAATAGTCACCTCCGGCGCGGTGGGTGGAGCTTCGGCTCCACCCATTACGCTCATTTGCCCCTTTTAATGCCCTTTTTACCGCCATTTTTTCCGCCCTTCTTGCCACCTTTTTTCTCGACCTGTAAACCCGGATATCCTTTACCTGGAGGCATTTCATTAGGTCCTTTCTGACCACAATCTATGGAGGTGAATTATGAACGACACAACACTCGCTTGGCATTTCGTCGGCGAGACCTTGCGCGACGGCTCGCCAATTCCAACAGACGGCGAATTGCTGTCGATCGACGGCGATCTTGCGATTTGCAAACGCGGCCTTCACGCTGCCGAAAAAATCCTAGACGCACTAACCTATGCGCCCGGCAACACCATTTGCCGGGTCTCCTGCTCAGCTATTGCCGAACGTCATAACGACAAATTCGTCTGCGCTCACCGTACCATTCTCTGGCGCATCGATGGCGAACCGATTCTCCGCGATTTTGCTCGCCGGTGTGCTCTGGATGCTGCCGGAGCTGCTGCCGGAGCTGCTGCCAGGGATGCTGCCGGAGCTGCTGCCTGGGCTGCTGCCTGGGATGCTGCCTGGGATGCTACCGGGGCTGCTGCCTGGGCTAAATACAATGATTGGCTGACCGAAATGGTCGAAGCCGCACATAATTCCAAGTAATCGTCAGCGGCGGGCTTCGGCCCGCTGCGTTAGCTCATTTCCCGAGCATTCAATGGAGGTGTAACAATGACCGTATTTTGCGCGGCGACAGTGATCAATCTCGATTCCGTTCCACATCTGATCTATCTGTGGGCGGCAGCTCTGCTCGCCACCAAACTTTGGGAAAGGCTGACATGACCCAGGACATTCCGGCCACCGCGAAAGCCTACCGCTCGCTCAGCTCGGCCTATAAAGCCGCCATTGCCGTGAAAGACCGCAAGGTCATCTGGCAGGGCAAGGTGATGGATGTCGCCACCGTCAAGGCGTTACTCGCAAAATGGGAGAAGTCCAGTGGATCAAGCCCTGAAGTTGTTTAATATCGCCATGACGATCGGCGTGTTCTGGGGCGCTCATTACCTGGGCGGCAAGCCGTCCATGGGCAACAAGTCCTTGGAGACGCTGATCAACGTCATGTTCACCATGGCGATCCCGACGATACTGCTGTTCCTCATCATGCTGACCAGAGGCAAATGGGAAGGCATCTACTTCCTGTCGGCGCTGGTCAACGTGATCGCCATCTCGGTGTTCACCGGCTATAAGGTCGGCCGGGCCATGCAGAAAGACGCATTCGAGCTTGCCGTGACTTTCGGCCTGATCTCGCTGATTGTCGCTGGCGGACCGTTGGCGGCGTATTTTCTACCGTAAAGGAGAAACCTATGGACTGGCTATCTCTGCTGAGCGCATTTCTGTTCCTGACGCCGGTCGGATATATCATCCTGATCGGCATCGGCTATCTTCTGGGGCTAATAGACCCGGATCGATTCGGATTATAAGTCGCCTCCCAGCGGGGGCGTGGATTGAAACAAACGGACTATGACACCAAACTCAAAAGGGCGCTTCTGGCGCCCTATTTTTTTGCCCGGATGAACCCCTCTCGGCGCCAGTGGCATGTGGTCCGAGCTGGTTCACCCGCCGAGAGGGTCCTGAGTAATCCTTCCCATAGTCCAGTCCAGGAATGCATCCCGAACCGCATTGCATGAACGTTGTGGCGTTCGAGTCCCGATTCCCCTTGCGGCTGACTAAGTTTCGCGCCGGCACCATGCCAATACGCTCATCCAGCTTACGCCGCGACAGCGCTCCGTCAAGCAACTAGATGTTGAAAACCTTGCCCTCGGGCAGATCGCCAATCGAGGCCCGGTAGCGCATCTGGTTCATATCGCACAGGAAACCATCATCATGGCCGGCGATCATATGCGCCGTAACCGATGTGCCATGGGCAAAGGCCGGATAGCCGACGCTCGCCGCCTCCATGCAGAACCCATAATCCTCGCCGATATAGCGCGGCGCGCCATCGAGGTCGCGCACGCCGGTTGGGAAATAATCGTAGCAGTTTTCCTGAATCTTGAACTCGGGCCGCATCGACTGGAAGCCCTCGCACAGGAAAAAAGGCCGGGTCTTCTGCAGAGCGCGGAACACCTCAGCCTTGACCAGCATCGCGCCAGTGCCGATGCGCGCGACGTGGCGGAAATCCTTGTCCGGGTCGACGAATTTGTCGCCGGGGAGCACGGAATAGTTCAGCGTGCGGCAGTTGATGTCCTCGGTCTTCAGGAACACCGGAAAGCCGACGATCGGCAGGTCCGACTTGATCGCCGAGGCAATATCCTCGCGGCGGAACCATACGTCGTCATCGACGATGAAGATGTAGTCGGCTCCCTGCCCGAGACAGGCAGCGATGTTGAGGCTGCGTGCCCAAGGCAAGAGCGACATGCCGTCGACGAACTCGAAAATCAGATGGTGATCGACACCGATCGGCAGGCCAAATTTGCGCAGATTCTCGTAGGCCCTCTTGTTATCGGGATGCTGGCTGTCCGGATGACGCCGGCACATCGAGATCGCTATACGCATGTAATTTCCGTGGATTGCTTCGCCGCGCCATGCCCGGCCTTGCCGCGCCATGCCCGGCCTTGCC